TCACTTCACCCACATCAGCAGAACGGCTGCGGTGAGGAAGAGGACGACCAGGAGCCCGACGATCACCGCCACCAAGCGGTGCCGGCGGCTTCTGTGCTCGCCATTGCTCATCACACGTCCGCCCTCGCCAATAGGATCGCGGTCCGGAACGCATCCTGGCGGGCAGCATCGGTCGCGTCCTCCCAGCCCATGGTTAAGAACGCAATTGGGTCATTCGCGACGGCCGCGGCCACGTCCAGCGTCACACCTTCCGCGATCGTACGCGGACCGGGCCTGGGTTCCTCCAGGTAGGCGGCGAGGTGCCGATCCCGTCCGGACTGGCCGCCTGGCTGGAGACCCTGGGCCAAGTCCATGCCGCGGCGCCGCCGCCAAAGACTTACCAAAGGTGGTCCGCGCGAGCGACCCGCCCCGCCGGTGAGGTCTAGAACGACGAAGCCCGCCACAGCGGGGGCCGGGCGGGCTTGGGTAATCAGATCGATGGCCGGTCAGCGGGGATGCTGCTCGCGGCGGGAGCCGCGGTGCATCCCGCAGCTGCTCGCCTCCTCCCACTCCTCGATCCGCTCCGTGAGGCGGGCCAGCACGCTGATCAGCTGGCTGTCATGCCGGGCCGCGTCCGAGGCCGTGTCGGCCCGGATGGCGGCCGCCAGATCCTTCACCGCATCCGTCAGGTCGGCCACGGCGATCGTATCGAACACCGCCGGGCCGGCCGTGGCGACGTCCCGCGCGGTTTCGGCCTGGAGCGCTTCGGCCTTCTTCGCCTCCAGCCGGTAATCGAGCAGGGTCTTGATGAAGCCGTTCAGCGGGACCAGCGCGCCCGCCATCGCGGCCGTGATGCCGACGACGATCGCCGGCCAGCTGTCAAAGGAGACGCCCGGGTCGGCCACCTGCCCGTCTCCTCCTGCGCAAGCCGAAGGTGTCCTCGGCCGCCATGTCCGAGGCGGCCCGCCCCGACGAATGAAGCTCGGCCAGGGCGAGGACGCCGTAGACCGCGATGCCGATGGAGAGCGGCGGGTAGGCTGCGGCAAAGCCGGCCGCGGTCGCGAGCCAGAACGCAAAGCCGGACATGCACCCGAGGGTGCGGATCAGCGAGGTCTCCCGGCCGCGGCGGCCATTGATCCAAAGGGCGAGGAGGCGCGCCCCGCCCACCGAGACGGAGATCGTCCCGGCCGTGCGCTCGGTCACGCAGGACGCGATCACGCGCCATTGCGGGCCGACGAAGGTGGGCTCGGGGAGGAGCAGCACTCCCCCGAGCGTGACCATGATCAGGGACAGCCAGACCTCGGCCCAGCGGGTCTGGCCGTACCGGACGGCTCTGCGGATGCGCTCGTTGATGGCCGGATCGGGATCGTACTGGATCATGGCGGTTCCGTGCCAAGGCGCAAGGTAAGCCAGCCAGCAGTGCCGTGGGGGGATCCGCATGGCCGCCTCCGGGCTGGCTCTATGCGAGGCCGAGTGCCGGACGACCGAGAGAAGCATGGCGGCCTCCTCACGGCGCCGGCTGCACCTTGGCGCTCGGGATGGCGTTCGCGGTCGCCGGATCAGCGAGGATCGTCCTGACCTCGGGCACCTTGGCGGCTGCGGAGACCAGGGCGGCGTTGCGGCGCGCGTACAGCCCCCACAGGGTCACGACGATGGTGAGGATCGCACCGGTGAGCGCGGTGGCGGTATCGGCGTCGATCCAGCCACGGCCCACGGCAATGCCGCCGGCGACCTGGAGCAGGGTGCGCAGGAGTGAGGTAAGCTGCTCGCTGTTCATGGGGGGCTCCTGGAAGTGCGCGGCTGGCCCGGCCGGTGCGGGATAGGTCAGGCGACGCGGAAAAGGCGGCGCAGAGCGCTCGGCAGCCGCGATGCCCAGGAGGCGGACGGCGCCGGCGTGCTGGCCCCGATCACCGGTGTCTGAGCCTCAACGGCGGGCGTCACGACGTCGGGGGCCGGCAGCGGCCGCATGGTGATGGGAGGCGTCGGGATCGCGATCGTCACCGCCCCCGGCTTATGCCCGGCGGCCACCAGCGCCGCTTTGAACTGGCCGTGGATCGTCGCGATAGCCGGCCCGTTGCTGTCCGGGTTGACCATCGCGCGAGCATGGGTCGGGTTCTCCCGCCCGGGCCCGAAGTAGTCGGACAGCTTGCGCCCCGTGTACCAGCCCTCGGACAGGCCGACGAACAGCATGACGGCCGCGATGTCCGGGTTCAGCATCAGCTCGGGCGTGGCGACGAGGTCCTGATCCGGCGTGAGATAGCCGAGTGCCCGCAGCCGCTTGGTGGCGCGGATCGCGTTGTCCTTACCGGTGGCCTGGACCAGCCCCATGCCGCGGAACAGCCAGCCGTCGTTCGGGCCGGTGTTGCCGAGCCGCCCGCCGTAGACCTTGTTCGCGAGCCCCTGCGGGTTTCTCACGTAGGGCACCGCGCTCGCGACGGTCGGGAACCGGCTCGGCCAGACCGCCCGGATCCGCTCCGCCGTCGTGTAATTGAGGTTCTCGGCGCGCGGGATCATCGCACCGCCGGTCTCGTCGAAGGCGGTGGCCAAGCAGTAGGCGAGCGGCGCGGCGCCCATGTCGGGCGGTGCCATGTCGAGCATGGCGTCCATCCCGTCCACCTGGGACTGCGTGAGCGAGCCGCCGAAGGGCTGCGTGCGGACAGCCGAAAAGAACGCCTGCCTGTCGAGGCTTGCGGCCATGGGGAATCTCCGATTGTCAGGGGAGCGGAAGGGCTGGGGGCGGGAGGATCAGGCGGCGCGCGGCGCTCTCGCCGTGATCCTGAGCCCCGGATCAAGGAACCGGCGGCGCGGGGCTTAGGCGAGTGGAATGCCGCGCTTCTTCAGGGCCGCGAGCACGCCCTGGTGGTCGGTGGCGGCGTAGACCTCCTGCGCGCAGGCCACGCGCGCCAGCTCGATCTGCTCGGCCGTGCTGGCCGCGGCGTCGACCTGCCGGGCCAGCTGCGCAACCGTGAGGCCGCGGATTCGGGCCTCCTCCTCCAGCATGGTCGAGCGCACGCCCGCGGAGAGGAAGGCGCGGGCCTGGGCGGCCTTGTTGGTGTCCATGGCGCGCTGCACCGCCGCGCGCTCCGTCTGGCCGATCTCGGCGTAGAAGCGCATCAGGGCGGCGTAGGCCAGGTCCTGGAACTGCGCCAGGCTCGGGCCGAGGATCAGGCTCATGGGGCAGACGGCTCCGTGACGGTGAGGGTGAAGGCGCGCCGCCGATACGGGAACGGCTCGATCGAGAGGCGATAGCTGCCCGGCACCACGAAGCCGATCACGAGGTCGCCGCCCGGGTGCGGGGTCTGGCCGGGGCCGAGCGGGCCCTCCTCGACCACGATGCTGCAGGCCGGCACGCCGGGCAGCGTCGCCTGCTCGAACGGCTTGAGGGTAGTCTTGTCGAACTCGCCCGCCAGCTCCGGGCGCCGCTTCAGGGCCGGCGTGCCGCTGCTCAGGTCCACGTAGGTGTCGGTCATGTCCTGGCCGACCTCCACGAAGTTCGTGCCGGCCTCGCGCAGCAGGTCGGCGTAGCCGGGTTGGCTCTGGCCCACCATCTGGGTGATGCGGCCCGCGTCGTTGTAGATGAAGAACACCTCAGTCTCCTCTGCCCAGCACCCAGAACTTGAGGGTGCCGGCCGTGATCATCCCTGTGCCGGAGGTGCCGCCGCCCTGGACAGACCAGTCGATGGCAAAGCGCCCGTCGCCGAGCGGGGTCAGGGTGTACTGGCAGACCCAGTAGGCCTGGGCGACGCCTTGCGTGTTGGTGATGACGAGCGCCCCCATCGGGAAGATGGTCCCGTCGTTGTTGATGTAGGTCCCGCAGATCCACGGGAAGGTGTAGTATTTGCGCGCGGTCTCGACCCGGGGGCGCCACGCCTGCGTCATGTCTCCCGGCGAGCCCAGGATGAACTCCTCGGCCACGGCCGGCGGGTACTGGGCCGAGAAGATCAGAGACGGATCCAGCGGGTCGCCCGGCGCGCCACCGCCGTGGTTCCAGATCTTCAGCGGATCGCCGTTGACATTGAACTGAGCGTTGAAGGCCATGGGGTCTCACGAGAAGGTCTGGCGGCGATAGACGAGGTACATGATCTTGTCCGGCAGCTCGGTGTAGGTGCCGCCAGCGCCGAAGCACGAGATCACGAACTGGTTCGTCGCGATCCGGAGCTTCATGGTGTGGCGCGGGACCACTGAGTTGAAGGCACTTCCGCTCGACTGGAGGGCCACCGGCGGCCACTGGACCGTGCCGTTCGGGCGCACCGCGATCGGGATCACGTCCGGGGTGACGCCGTAGGGCCCGATGCCGACCGTGGCCTGCTTCGCCCCTGACGAGGTCGGGTGAGCCCCGAGGGTGACGATGCCGTGCTCCAGGAGCTGACCCGACCGGACGAACAGGTCCAGCAGGATCCCGTCCCAGGACGGGGTGAAGACATCAAAGCCGGGGCGCATCACCCGGAAGGCCCCAGGTCCGATATGAGTTCGCCAGGTCATGAGCTATGCCTTGATCGGCAAGGTGAGGACCACGTACCGGAAATAACCCGGCACGGCGTTGGGATCCAAGTCCGGCCGCAGCTTCGCGATCCTGAATTGGGCTCGGTTCAGGTACTGGAATTGGAAGCGCGGGAAGCCGTAGTTGCCTCCATACACGGCCTCTTCTTGGGCGAGCTGTCCGGCGGAGGGGTCGTAGCGGTCGAAGTAGTACCAGGGGTAGTAGCCGATGTCCGGGATGGTGACGACCTGATCGAGATTGCTCGTCCCCGCCTGGAGGATGTTCGCCATCCGGCCCGCAGCGGAGGAGAACATCCACTGCGAGTGGTTGGTCGGGTCGCAGGCCAGTGCGTCGTAGCCGGGCTTCGAGACGAACAGCCCCTGATGCCCGGTCGGGTGCTGCCCGATGAGGGTGCGCCAAACCACGGTCAGCCCCAGATGAGGATGCGCTTGTTGGTGAGGTCGACCTGCATCTGCCCATCGCCGCTCTGAAGCAGGCCGGCGGTCATCGTGCCGACGTTGGCGGTGATGGCGGAGAGCTGCGTCACCGAGAGCTTGTCGGCGGCGATCGAGCTGACCCAGATGCCGCCGCCGTTCACGCCGTCCGGGCCGAGGATGTAGGTGTTGTCGTTCCCCCACATCGCGATGCCCCAGTCGCCACCGCGCGGGGTAAAGCCGTTCGTCTGGCCAATCAGCACCCGCAGGTTGCCGCCGCCGTCGCGCACGAACATGCGCGGGGCGCCGCCGTTGGCCTGGAGGACGAACTGCGTGTTCCCGACGAAGATGTCCCCCGCCGTGATGGTGCCGGCCCCGATCTTGTCCGCAGTGACCTGCCCGGCGCCGATCTTCTCCGCAGTGATCTGTCCGGCCGCGATGTGGCTGGCCTGGATGGCGTTGGCCGCGATCTGGTTGGCGGTGATCGTGCCGGTGTTGATCCGGGATCCGTCGATGATCGTGCCGCCGCCGAAGTTGTTGATCCCAGCGTACCCATCATACGACGCCAGCAGCACCGCGTTCTTGTCGCTGAAGATGTCGGGCCAGTTGTCCCTGGCGGCATACAGTTGGCCCGGCGTGGTTTTGTTCCACCAGACATAGGTGTAGCCGCCGCCCGTGTTGAAGCTGCCGGCTGCGACCTGATCGGCCCGGTTGGCACCCGTGTCATCGATCCACAGGACGTAGCCTGCGGTCCACGAGAGGACGCGCGTGGTCTTGTCGACCGAGAAATCGAGGCTCACCGTGCGGACGCCGCGCAGGCCGACGACCAGGGAGTTGACCAGGATCGAGTTGGCCTGAATGGCGCCGCCGTTGATCTTGGTGGTGTCCGAACCCATCCACGAGGTGAGCGCCTGCCCACCGCCGATCGCGATCTTGTCCGCATAGATCGAGTTCGCCGCCACGTGCCAGCCGGTGAGGGTGTTGGCGGCGATCCGGCCGCCGGTAATGGCGTTCGCGGCGATCCGGTCGGCCGTGATCGTCCCGGCGGTGATCCGGTTGGCATGGATGGTGCCGGTGGCGATGGTATCGCCCCAGATCACGGTCGAGGAGCCCGGCGCCCAGTCCGAGTATTGGGTCTGGTTGGCCTTCGCCTGGGCGAAGTAAATGCCACTCCAGAAGTTGTAGGGTCCGTTGCCGCCGTTGAAGGCCATGCGCAACGAGACGGTCGCCGTCGCGGCGTCACCCGGCGCGGTGCCCATGCCGGTGCAGCGTGCCCAGGCGTTCAGGTTGCCGCTCGACTGCTGGTTCTCAACGACGGTCGTCGTCGTAGCCCCGAGATAGATGCCGCCCGCGTCGAACCACGACACCACCATGTAGGCCTGCGAGCGGTGGGCGCTCACATAGCCGGACACCTCATACCGCTTGCCCCCGACAACCGGGAACTTGGTCTCCCACGCACCGTCCTGGCGCGGGTAGGCCAGATACGCATCCAGGATCTGGCCCGCCGGCGGCGTGCCGGCGCACGACATCTGGAGCGAGCCCATGCCGGTCGGCTGCCAGCCGGGGCCCGATTGGTTGAGCCCGACATACGGGGCGCTGACCGTGACGCTCGATCCCCAGCCGGTAACGCCCGGCGGCATCGCATTGGCCGCGCCCGCCTTGAAGTCCGAGTTGTAGAGCAGGTTGGTCGAGTTGAGCCCGACGCCGATCTTGTCGGCCGTGATCGCGCCCGCCGCGAGCTGATCGACGCCGATGGCGCCGGCCTGGATTTCGCCCGCCGTGATCGAGTTGGCGACGAGCTTGTCCGCCGAGATCGTGCGGCCGGCGATGTTCCAGCCGAGGATGGTCTGGCCGGCGATCTGGTTTGCCGTGATGGTGTTGCCGGCGATCTCCCAGGCCGTGATGGTCTGGCCGGCAATATTGGCCGCGGTGATGGTGCGGACCTGGATCTTGTCTCCGGTGATGGTCGACCCGGCGATGCGGTCGCCCGTGATGGTCGAGCCGGCGATCTCGGTTGCCGTGATCGCGCCGACCGCGATCTGCCCGGCGGTGATCGACCGTGCGACGAGTCGGTCCGCCGCGAGCGTGTGCGTCATGACGGTGCCGCCGTCGATCAGCGTGACCCCGGGTGGGGTGTAGGGCGAACACTCCGTCTGATCGGCGCGGGCGCCCGCATACATCATGCCGGCGAGCATCACGATCGGGTTGTCACCCGTGATGTTGACGCCCCGATACATGACTCGGAACTGGGTTGCGTTGCTCGGAGCCTGGGCGATGAACCCGAGGCGGGGGTAGTCCTTCAGGGCGCCGCCGGCCACGCCCTGGTTGGGGGCACCGACCACGCCGCCCGCGTAGGCGACATGATTGCCGGCCGCGTCGAGGAACTGGACATACATCTGGGGCGCGCAGCGGTGCCCCGTCGCGTAGACGCTGAACTCGTAGAAGGATCCGCCCACGCAGGGGTAGAAGGCCCAGAGGCCGGTGGCGGTGGCGCGGCCGTGCAACAGCTCGAAGTAGCCGCCTGCCGGGACGGCCGCCGCCGCGACGTCGCAGGTGAGCCGGAGGCCCGTCGCGCCGGCCGGCACCCAAAGGGTTTCCTGCCAGATCAGGGGCATGTTCGCACCCCAGCTCGTGCCGGAGATGCTCCAGCCCCGGGTGCTCTGCGCCAGCTCCGTGTTGTAGGCGACGTTGTAGCTGGAGACCGCGAGCTTCGACGTGGTGACGGAGCCGGCCGCGAGTTCGCGCGCGGTCAGGCTGCCCGCCTGGATGTTGCCGCCCGTGATGGTGTTGCCGGCGATCCGATCCCCGGTGATCGTGGATCCGGCAATCTCGGTCGCCGTGATGGTGCCGGTGGCGATCTGGCCTGCGGTGATCGACTTCGCGATGATCTTGTCGGCGGCAACCGAGCCGGTGCGGATCGAGGCGCCGTTGATGGTGGTGAGACCGGCCGGCGAGAACGGCGAGACCTCCGTCTGCCCTGCCACTGCGACCGCCAGCATCACACCGCTGATGAAGCAGTAGGGCGGTGCAGGGTCTGACGGATACCATGTGATCCCATAGCGGACGTAAGGCCGGCAGTAGACTGCACCGGCTGGGGCGATGACGATCAGCTTCGAGCGGCCAAACTGCTCCCAATCCGCCTGGGAGTTGTAGATGCTGCCGCCCCAGTTGACGATCTGACTGCCCCAGGTCTCGCCGATATAGGCTTGGTTGGCGTCATACCAGACCAACCCGACATAGGCGGTGCAGCGGTGGGCACTGAGGTAGGCCGAGACCTCGTAGGTCGTGCCGGCGCGCACCGAGAAGGGATAGAGAGTGCCGTCCGTCTCGACCCGGCTCAACCAGACCTGCCCGATCGAGCCCTGGTTGGTCGGAACCGCGGTGGCGGCGATCTTCATGGCCCGCAGGCCGGCCGGGCAGTAGAGGTAGTCGACCCCGCTGGGGAGCATGGTGGCGCCGGCAAGGCCGGAGCTGTCGCTGCTCCAGGCGGCCGGATTGCCCAGCGTGTTCAGGTTGCCCATGTCGCCGTTGATGGCGAGGTTCAGGCTGGCGACCGCGAGCTTCGAGGTGGTCACCGAGCCCGCCGCCAGCTCGGTGGCGGTGAGCGTCCCGGTCGCGATTTGCGAGGCCGTGATGGTGCGGCCGGCGATCTTGTCGGCCGTGATGGTCGAGCCGGCGATCTCCGTGGCCGTGATTGTTCCCGTGGCGATCTGCCCTGCGGTGATGGTGCGGGCAACAAGCCGGTCGCCGTAGATCGAGCCCGTGCGGATGTTGGGGCCGTCGATCATGGTCACGCCCGCGTCGGCATACGGGCTCGGCTCGGTTTGGCCCGCGACCGCCTGGGCGAACAGCAGCCCGCCGGCCATGCAGTAGGGCTGGATGCCGAAGCCGGTCCACCGGACCCGAAGGTCACAGAAGGCAGCGTTGGCCGGCGCGGTGGCGATCACCCAGGAGCGGGCGAACTTGTCCCAGTCCGCCAGGGAGGAGCCGGAGGCGAGCTGCGTCGCGACGATGCTGTTGCCGGTGGCTTCCGTGATGTAGGTACCGGCGGCGTCCCACCAGATGATCGACACGTAAGCCGAGCAGCGGTGGGCCGAGATGTAGGCCGAGACCTCGTAGAGCGCGCCGCCCGTAACTCGGATGCGCTGCCCGGCCCCGCTCGCATCCGGGTTGGAGTAGATGAATTCGGCGTAGGTCCCCGTGGTCGGGGCCGTATCGTAGCGGGCCGAGAGCACCCGCATGCCGGCCGGCGCGTAGTCGGTGCGGATGCCCTCCACGATCGGGTTGACGCCCGTGTTACCCGGGCCAGCGACCCAGCCGGAGGAACCCTGCTGGAGGCCGCCGTTGGTCGCGAGGTTCAGGCTCGCCACGGCGAGCTTCGAGGCCGTGACTGCCCAGGCGGCGAGCTTCGCGGTCGAGACCGCACCCGCGTTGAGCTGGGGCGTGTCGATCGCGTTGTCCGCGATCTGCGTCCGGCCGATCTGCCCGGTGATCTGGGCAGCCGTCAGTGAGGTGATCTGGGCCGCGGTGAGCTGCCCCGTGATCTGCGCGGCGGTCAGCGAGGCGATCTGGCTCGCGACCACCTGTCCGACCAGCTTGGAGGCGCTGATGCCTGCAAGCTGGGCGTCGGAGAGTTGCCCTGCGACCTTGGCGGCCGAGAGCTGGGCGATCTGCGCATCCGAAATCGTGCCGGTGAGCTGGGAGGTGGCGAGCGAGGCGATCTGCGAGGCGACCACCTGCCCGACCAGCTTCGAGGCGCTGATGGCGGCGATCTGGGCGTCCGACAGGGTGCCGGAGATCTGGGTGGCTGCCAGCGAGACGATCTGCGAGGCCGTGAGCTGCCCGCTGATCTGGGCCGCCGTGATGCTTTCGATCTGCGCGGCGACGATCTGGCCGACCACCGAGGCCGCATTGATGCTCGCGATCTGCTCCTTCGTGAGCTGGCCGGCGACCGCCGCCGCATTGACGCTGGCGATCTGGGCCGCGGTCAGGCCCGGTCCGACATCGACCGCCGCAACCGCCGCCGTCCAGGCGCCGTTCACGAGCCGGTAGAGCTTGCCGTCCGCGGCGTTGTAGGCGAGCTTCGGGCCGGTCCAGGTCGCCGGATCCGGCAGGCTGGTGACCACGGCCGGCGCCACGATGGATGAGGCGATCTTGGTGGCGTCGATGGTCTCGTTCTGGAGCGCCGCCGCCGGGAGAGCCGCCGTGGTCGCCGTCTTCGGGCCGACGAAGTCGCCGGCCGCGCCCGAGCTGTTGACCGGCCGCACCCAGTATTTGCGGGTCTGTACGATCTCCAGGGTGGTGTCGCTGAAGAAGTTGAGCGGGACCGGCACCTTGGCGAACAGGGTGGCGTCCGCCCCGTCGTCGCGCGTCCCGATCCACACCTCGATCGCGGCAAGGTCCGGGTCGCTCGGATTGGTCCACGACAGGCTTGCCGTCCGGTAGGCGGCGTCCACGGTGAAGTTGGTGATGGCGCCGGGCGGGGTGGCGTTCTTGGCCGCGGTGATCGAAACCATGCTCGACCAGCCCGAGGCTGCCACCCCGCTGTCGTTCACGGTGCGGACGCGGGCCGTGTAGAGGACGCCCGGCTTGAGGTTCCGCCACGTGTACTTCGGCTGGCCCTTGTCGGCGCGGTCGCGAACCCACGAGGGGTTGGTGATCCCATCTCCCTCGGTCAGCTCGAACTCGTAGATCCCGAGGTTATCGCTCGTGACCGCATTCCAGGTCGCGTCGATGCGCGAGGTCGCCACCCCGGTCGCCGAGACCTCCAGCGCGGTCGCCAGGGCGAGCCCGGTCGGGATGTCGGGCGCGGTCGTGTCGAACAGCAGGTTGGTCGTGCGGATCTCGACCTGGGGCGAGATGTTCAGCTCGGCCGGGTTCTTGCCGAAGCTGTCGTAGAAGGCGACCCGGACGTAGTAGGTCGTCTCCGCCTCGGCCGGCAGCAGCGCGAAGCCCGTGGGGGCCAAATCGGCCGCCGGGGATGTGGTCAGTGGGTTGAAGTTGTTCGTCTTGGACAGCCAGACCAGCACGCCCGCCAGATCGGGGTCGGCCGGCGGGTTCATCCAGATGCCGATCGACTCCGTCGTCCAGTCCAGCGTCGGGACGACCATGCCGGGCGGCGGGTTGGACACGACCAGAACCGCAGGCTGGCTCTCGCGGCCGATCGCGTCGCGCGCGGCGACCGACACGCGGAAGCGCCGCCGCGGCCCGCCCTCGTTGAGGTTCTCCTCGTAGTCGTAGGTCGCCTGCGCGGCGGTGATGATCTCGGTGTGGAGGAGCGCGGTGGTGTCCGCGTCGAAGACCCGGAAGGCGTAGCCGACCTCGTAGGGCCTCACGTCCGCCGGCCAGGTCAGGCCCCACTCCAGGGTGCAGCTCCGCCCCGTGAAGACGCTGCCGCCGCCCTTGACCTGCAGGCCGGTGACGCTCGGCCCCTGGAGGCCTTCCCAGCCCTGGACCGTGTAGGTGGTCTGGGCGGCATCCGAGAGGCGCCCGTTCAACCCCTCGGCCTGGACGATGAAGGTCCACTCGCCCGTGGCCGCGTCGTCAAAGTCCGCCGAGGTGGTGCTGCGCTTCGGTAGGGTCACCAGCGAGCCGTTCGGCTTCACCGCAGTGACGTAGTAGGCAACCGAGTTGAAGGGCTGGCCGGCCGTCCAGCTGAGGAGCAGGCTCTGCCGCGGCAGGTTGTTCTCGAAGTAGGTGCTTTCCCTCACCGTGAGGTTCGTCGGGGCGAGAACGACGTTCGGGAACTCGCCGATGGTCAGCGGCTCGAAGGCCGCCCCGTCGTCCACCGCCGCGTAGATCGAGGGCTCGTGCTGGAGCGCCTGGACCTCGTAGATGTGCGGCTCGACCTCCTTGATCCCGACGATCCGGAACAGCTGCGGCACCACCTCGCCGGCGATCTGCCACACCGCCGCGGCGTCCGGCACGGCCGGCAGCGCGGGCGAGACGCTGACCTCGGTGAGGTCGACGCCGGCCAGGGTCGTGATCTGCCGCTCCGCCACGCTGCCGTCCGGCAGGGTGACGGAGATCTCGTAGCTCACCCCGCTCTTCAGGGTGACCCGGCGGTCGAGGAGGAGGCTCGAGGCCGTCGAGCCGGCCTTGAGGCGGCCGCCGGCGTCGATGGTGCTGATCTGCGGGTCGGCGATGGCGATGATGTCGCCGGGCCGCCGCACGGCATGGTCGAGGCCGGCCCGGTAGGTCGCGGTCTGCGTGGCGTAGTTCTCGACCAGGAGGCGCCACAGGCCCTCGCGGTGGGCTTGGCCCCGGCTGGTGCAGCCGAGCAGGTCGATCTTGGTCGGGTTGTAGCCGTAGCGGGCAATGCCCTCGCCGTGCTCGACCACCTCGATCTGCGGCTTGAACAGATTGTCCGGGTCGGTCCAGCTGACCAGCGCCACGGTGTGGCGGGCCTTGCGCCCCGAGGAGCTGTAGGTGATCAGCCCCTCGATGACGTTGGCCGGCGTGACCAGCTGGCGGACGTCGTCGGGCCGGTCCTGGGTGGCCGTGACCGCGCCCGAGGACCAGTAGGCCATGCCGCGCCAGATCGCGCTGATCTGCTGCAGCAGGTCGAAGGCGTCCTGCTGGGCGCTGATCTGGGCGTTGAAGCGGAAGCGCGGCTCCTGCCCGCCGCGGCCGTCCGAGACCGGCACGTCGCAGTAGCGGCCGATCTCGTACAGCGTCCACTTGTCGATGCTCTCGACGCTGATGAACTCGCCCAGGCCGTAGCGGTCGTTCCACAGCACGTCGAAGAACACCCAGGCCGGGTTGTCCGACCACTCCTCCTTGAACGTGCCGTCCCAGATGCCGGAGTAAGTGCGCGCGATCGGGTCGTAGTTCGACGGCACCTTGATGAGCAGGCCGTCCACCAGATAGGTCCGGGCCGGCACCGAGGAGCCGAAGTTGCTCGCGTCGGCGGTCAGGCCGACCAGGGCCGAATGCGGATAGCTGAACTTGGCGTCCTGGATCGCGGTGACCGAGTAGAAGACGAGATCGCTCTGGCTCGTCCACTGGTCCTGGCTGGTGTTGAAGCCGTCCGTGTCGTCGGTCAGGCGGGTGACCCGCACCTGCCAGGGCGGGCTCGACCCGGCCGGATTGCGCGGCAGGGCGACCTCATAGGACACGAAGTAGGGCGAGGTGTTCTTGCCGGTGATGGTGAGGTCGCCGAGCTGGTTCACCCACGGCCCGCCGCTGTAGCGGGCCTCGATGCGGAAGCTGACGCTGTTCTGGCGGACCGAGCCGTCGTTCTTGGCCAGGAACAGCGCCGGCAGCTCGATGATGACGCGGGCCCGGTCGGCCTCGCCGTCGCTGATCGCGGCGGTGACCGGCGTCGCCTTGTTGACCTTGACCCCGACCTCCCGCGGCGTCTCCACCTCGGGATAGCCGGGCATGTAGGACTGATCCGGCGTGCCGGTGCGGAAGTCGGCACTCAGGCCCTTGAAGTTGAAGGTGCCGTCCGCGTTCTGGACCGGGACGTCGTTGAAGTAGACGCCCTTCAGGCCGTCGACGACGCCCGTGATCTCGCCCTCGCCGAGCAGGTCCACGAGGCGGACCGTGGCGTTCGAGAACAGGGTGTCGGGCGCGGTCGAGCCCGAGCCGTCGGTCTTGCCGCGGCCGGAGGAGGACTTCCTGCCCCGGATCGGAGCGTCCTGGCGCACGCTGTCCTCCGGCGCGGGGGCCGGATCGAAATCGATGCGGTCCATGATGTCCTTACGCGGTCGGCAGGCCGGTGCTGTTGGCCGTGGTCACGCCAGCAGAGATCGTGATCGGGTTCACCATGGCGCGCCCGTAAATGAGCGGCACGGGGATGCCCTGTTCCGAGACGTTGTCGGCGCCCTGGAACATGTAGGACTTCTTCTGCTTCTCGGTCTTCTTCTTGGGGGACAGCAGGGAGGACACGCCCTGGAGGGCAACCATGGCGCCCATGCTGATCAGCCACGCCGGGCCGCCCATCCACCAGGTGGCGACCGCAATCAGCGTGCCGACGATGATCTTGCCGATCGACATGCCGGACTTGCGGGCGCGGATCACCGGCACGATGTGCAGGTCGCCCTCGGGCAGCCCGAAGCTGATCAGATCCTTGTCCAGCTGCCAGCCGGTGCGCCGGCTCCGGCCGAGGGTGACCCGGAACCGGCCTTCCTCGATCGCCTGCCGGAATCCCGGCAGTTGCGCGCCGAGCGCGCGGCAGGCCTCCGCCAGCGAGCGCACGTCGAGGCGGAAGGAGGAGCCGAACTGCTCGGCCAGGGAGCCGTAGAGGCGCACGGTCCGCATCATGCCGGAGGCCTCCAGTCGTCGGGCAGATCCGTGTGGCGCACCAGGAAGTCGAGCTTGCTCCGCCAGACCGAGGCGGGGTCGCGACCGGACAGCTGGTGCGCGAGGTGGTGCAGGATGAGGCCGCCCCCGATGTAGATCCCGCCGTGGTTCAGCACGGGGGAGCGGACGCGGCACAGGAAGCAGTCGCCCGGCAGCGGGCCCTCGGGGCCGCGCTCGACGCGCCGGAAGCCCGCCCGCTCGAAGCCGTCGCGGTAGAGATCGAGTTGGGGCTGGCCGTCCCGCGGCTGCCACCAGTCCGGGTTGCGCACGAAGTCGGGGATCTCGATCCCGGCCACCTCGCGGTGCCAGTCGCGCCCCAGGCTGTAGCAATCGTTGACCCCGTGCCGGAACGGGCGGCCGAGCAGCGGCGGGCGCGGCACCTGATCCCCGAACCAGAACGGGTCGGCGCAGCCGGTCGAGAGGCAGAGCGAGATGCCCCACGGCACCGCCGTGGCCATCTGCGCCTCCATGTCGGCGCCCGAGGGACAGTCCGGCGGCGGGGTGACCTTGCCGGTCGCCGGATCCTCGACCGAGCAGTGCGAATGCAGGACCGCGAGGTAGCGGTGCCCGCTCACCGCCTCCACCTCGGCCGGGTCGGTCTCGAACTCCGTCAACGGCTCGCCGGCGATGTTCCGGAGCGGGGCGTAGGAGCCGTCCTCGCGGATCAGGCCGCCGGCCTCGCGCGGCCACTCGGCATGAGCGTGGCGCTTGTGCGCGTCCACCGCGGCGCTCCAGCGGGTGGTGAGGCCGTCGTCAAACGCGAACGCGAGCGACACCGGGAAAGCCTCCGAAGGGCAGTGGCGCGTCGGCGCCGAAGCGGACCTTGCAGCAGGTGGTGACGTGCCGGCTGGGCTCGTCCTTGTCGGGTGTGGTGGGATTGCCGAACCGGTCGTAGGCCTGAGGACCCGTGTAGGGGCACGTCACGTGGGAATAGTCCCAGTCCCCCTTCTCAGCGTCCCAGCGCCGGTACCGCCACAGGCAGATGTCGCGGACGATCAGCCGGGCGGGCAGCTCGCGGCCCTCCTGGTCCATGTCGGCCGCGAGGGTCCAGACGATCTGGTGCTTCGAGTGCTCGACCTTCTGCTCGAAGCGGTAGATGTCCTGGGCGTAGGCCGCCTCGGCGTCGGGTGTCTCACCGTCATCGAGGAACTGCGCGTAGGTGCGCGTGCGGATGAGCCGGGCGCCGATCAGGTCCTGGTAGAGCAGCGTCGCCGACGACATCAACCGGGTGGCGTTCGAGACGCTGATCTTCGGCTGGGGCATCTGCCCGTGGCCGGTCATCTCGAAGCCCTCGGCCTTCACGTCGAGCGGCGTGTAGGTCACGCCCCGGAACGTCAGCGGGCCGCGCGCCCGGTCCGCCTCGGACGTGAACGCGAACTGCTGGTTCACCCGGATCGGCGACAGGTCGATGATGAACAGCGCGACGAGATCGCCCGGCGTGAGGCTCTGGCCCGCGCGGATGAGAGCGGTATTCGGAGAGGTCACGGGTCGAAGTTCTCCTTGAACGTCGCCGTCAGCGTGCTCTGGAGCCGATCCGAATAGTCGGTGGTCCAGGTGTCGCAGATGAACTGCCGGGGCGCCGGCTCGTACGGGACCTGGAACAGGAAGGGCAGGTAGCCCTTGCGGCTGACCAGGAAGGCCTCCAGCGCTTCGATCTTGTCAGCTGCGAGCGGGACGGAGCGATAGTTGAAGTCCCGCGTCAGCGGATTGATGCCGTCGCCCGTGCGCTGGCTGTAGCGGTCGCCGAAGGTGGCGGTGAGCACCGCCATCCTGGAGATCCGCGACGAGCCCGTCGTGACCGGCCCGTAGGGGCCGATCCCGAGCGTGGGGAAGCTCGGGTAGGCCAAGGCCTACTCCTTACGCCGTCCCGAGCGGCATGGGGGTGGGCGACTGCATGGGGACCGTCACCATCAGCACGGTGTAGGGCTCCAGCGGGTAGAGCGCCTCGCGGCCGTACTCCTTCTCCAGCGCATCAAACAGCGCCGCCTCCGGCGCGAAGTAGCCCGGCGTCGCCGCGGCCGCGGGGGCGGCGAACACGTTCTGCCCGATGAACCGCTGGCAGAGGGTGAAGAAGCGGCCGACTTCGGTGGAGACGATCACGCCCTGGACGGAGGTGCCGTTCGCGCCCTGGATCTGGACGGGACCTCGCATCGCGAAGGCATCGAAGCCGCGGCGGAAGACCGCCACGGGCGTGCCGCGCTGGACCGCGGTCGCGTTGAGGTCGAGCTGTAGGGTCTGATCTGCCATCGATCTGCTCCTGGCCTGTCAGGCTTTCAGTGCTGCCCCAGCGGGGCCATGAAGCGGCGGGCGCTGTCGCTCAGCTGCTCGACCCGCTCGGGCGAAAGGGTGACGCTGCGCAGGGCGCCCTTCTCGACCTGGACCGGGCTGTTGGTGAGCTGGATCCAGAACATCAGGGCGATCTCGATCACGTCGCCGGTGTTGATGCCGGCGCCCGGCTTGAAGACGCAGGGCGGGTTGTTCTCGACCGTGGGCATCGGCACGTCGCCGGAGGCCTGCGCGGTCGCCTGGGGCGCTGACGGGGGCGCGGGCGGAGGGATCTGGGCGTCCTCGGCCTTGCGGTCGATCGGGGGCTTCTTCACGGGCTGCTCCTAGGGTGTGCTGCCGGCCCATTCCCGAGGCCGCGACGGGACGGGGCCGTTAGGCGCCGAAGCTGAGGGCGCCGATCAGGCGGTCCTGGCCGGTGCAGAAGGGATCGATGGGGGTCTCGACGCGCAGCTTACTGATGCTGATCGAGCCGGCCGGGATCTCGGCGGCGCCGATGTGCTCGGCGCGAATTCTGTCGGCGGTGATCGAGCCGCAGCCGATCCGGGTTCCGTCGATGACGACGTCCGAGAGGCCGCTGGCGTACTCGCCGACCATCAGGTTCTCGTGGACGGCCTGCTTGGCGGCGGCCAGGGCGGCGGGTGCGGCCACGGGTGCGAGCCCGAGCATCGCCAGCAGCGAGCGGCGGTTCATGTGCTACTCCCGAGAAAACGATGGACGGGTGAATGACGAAGTCGGAGAACCGCGGGCCTCAGATCCCGAAGCCGACGCCGGTGACGAACTGGCCGCCGGAGGTGCAGCGGGCGCTCTTCGAGCTGGTAGCCTTCGCCGTGAACCAGGGCTCGCAGAGCCTCATGTTCAGCTTGCGGGACCTCACGGCCGAGGGCCGGCCGCTGGGTAACTTCGAGATCACGATCACCCGAGCGGATTAGCGACGACGCGAGCCTCAATCCGGCCCAGAGCGCGAATAGAGTTCTCGACTGCTTTCGCGAGCAGGATCGGGCTCCCGTCCTCAAGGGCTGCTTCGAGGTAGGCGGTCACGGTGGAGATGGAGTCCAGGTACTCCACCGGATCCCATGGCTTGGTATTGATCGCGTCGGCCATGTCGCCCCTCACGATGCCCGCCGCGCGCCAGCGGCGTGCAGCGTCCCGCCCGGCCGCATCTCGCGCTGCGCCATTGCCATCCACATCCGCTCATATTCGGCCCGCATCGCCTTGGCGTTCGCGTCGGCGTTGCGCTGGTCGGCCTCCGGGTCGCCCGTCGACTGCGTGTTGATGGTGGCGTTGAAGACCGGTCCCTGCTGGGCCGCGTTGGCGTTTGCGGCTTGCTGCATGGCCGCCGAAACCGCGGCGCCGGCCGGCGCCACATAGCCGCCAGCGGCATAGCCCCGGAGGTTCGCCCGGAGGGTGTCCAGGGCCGACACTCCAATCCGCGACGTGGTCGCCGCGTCGAGCACGTATTCGCCGCGGTGGACAATGCCGGCCGGCTCGAAGCGGCCGCCCGCGCCGGTGTAGCCGCCATCCGCAAAGCCGAAGAACTTGCTGGCCGCAGCCATGATGCTGCCCAGCCCGCCCAATGAGCCGCCCCCCGGAAGGTCGGGCCCGTAGCCGCCCTGCGCCATCGTCGGCAGGGCGCGCGAGCCGCCGCCGATGCCATCGAACAGACCGCTGACCAGGGCGTCGATGCCCTTGTTCATCAGCTTGTCGATGATGCGGTCGAAGACGTTCTTGAGCGCCTCGGCCGCGGAGACACCGCGGCGGAGATCCGAGGCGAGGCCGGAGAAGGCGTCCTTGGCGATGTCCTTCGCTTCCTTCAGGGTGTCGACCATCCGCATCCCCTCGGCCTCCGGACTGTCCATGCCGAGGCCGGTGCCGCGCAGGCGGGAGGCGATCCGCTGCTCGCTGTCGGTGCGTCCGAGCTGCTCGGTCTCGAACCTCACCTCGCGCATCAGGGCGCTGTTCTGGACCTGGGCGTTGCGCTTGGCCCAGGCGTCGGCGCTCTCCAGCAGGGCCTGCGCCTCCCCACGGGCGCCCTCCGAGACCTTGCCCAGGCCGTCGTTGATGAGCTTCTGGGCGTTCTGGTACTCCAGTCCGAGCCGGGTGCCCTTCTCGACCGCCTCGTTGAGGAGCTCCTGCGCCTTCTCGCGCCGGGCCGCCTCATAGGTGGTCTCGTCCGTCGTCCTCACCTGGGCCCCGAGGATGTCCGCCTGCCGCCGCGTCGCGACGTTGCCCTGCGTGTTCCGGTTGATGACCCGGTCGGCCCAGTCGAGGAACTGCCCGACCGTCCGGCCAGCGATGATGCCCGGGTTGGCGTTGATCGCCTTCTGGGAGAAGTAGGCGGACGCCGCCTCGTTCGGATCGGCGTTCAACAGCCGGGTGGCACGGTCGGCGCCGGCGAACCACGCGACGTACTGGTTCCGGTTGGTGGTCGGCAGGTTGGCCTTCTCCAGCGCCCGGCGGTTCTCCTCGGCGAGGACGCGGATCAGCGTGATGCTGTCCTCACGGTCGGTGCGCCGGCCGAGGATCTCGTCGCGGCTCATGTTGGCCGCGCGGTCGGGGAAGGCCTTCCGGAACAGCCGCTCCCAGGTCTCCTCGATGAACTGGCCGAGGCCCGTCGCGGTCGAGCGCGGGTTCCTCGCGAAGCGGTCGCCACCACTCTCGTGGTTGATCATCGCCTGGATGAAGTCGCCCTGGACCGCGGTCGCCTTGGCCCGCTCCTCGGCCTCCTTCTGGATGCGCTCGATGTTGAGCCGGGACACCTCGACCTCGGCGTCACGGGACGCGATCACCTTCAGGCGGGCGTCGCGCTCCGCCCGGATCATGGCGAGGTCGCGCGGGTCGGCGAGGGCCTCGCGCGCGGCGAACTCCGCCTCGACGTCCGTGCGCTTCGGCAGCTTCTCGAGGCCCTGGGCGCGCAGCGCCGCCGCGAGCCGTTGGGTCTCCTCGGCCTTCGCCCGGTCGACCGAGTTGAGCCCGACGTTGGCGTTCGCGTTCTGAGCCGCGCGCACCATCTGCGCGGACGCGACCGAGCCCCACTTCTCCACGTCCTCGCGCATGGTGCGCGCAAGGCTGGAGAGGCGCTCGAAGGCCGCCTGGACCTGCCCCAGCTGGGTTCCGTCCAGCATGAATTTGGCGGGGTCGGAGATCGCCTTGCGCAGCTTCTCGGCGGCGTTCTCGGTGTCCCGCAGCTCGCGCTGGGAGGTGTCCAGCTGCCGGACGAGGTCCATGACCTCCAGACCGCGCTGCGAGGCCGCGGACCGCTCGCGCACGGCAGCCTGGGCCCGCTGCTCCTGCTTGAGCAGGTCGATCCGCTTCCGGATGTCCGCGGCTTCGGCATCGAGGCGGCCGGATGCGCCCGGGAGATTGCCCAGGAGGCCGCCGCGCGCCGAGCGGTTGGACTGCAGCTGCTCCTCGAGGAGCTTGATCTGGCGGTCGATGCCGGGGCCGCCGAACGCATCGGCCATGCGCTCGCCGATCTTGTCCCAGACGTCGCCGAAGATCCGCCCGAAGGCGGAGGTCTTGTCGCCGAGCGAGGAGGTGAGGTTGGCCGCCTTGGTCAGACTGGCCGCGTAGGCGTCGAGGAGCACCCGCTGCGCGCCGAGCCGGTCACCCTGGGCCACGAGGGTCTGGATGTTCTCGCGGGTGCGGGCGTTCAGGAACCCGAGCTTCTCGTTCAGGGTCTCCGCGCCGCGCGCGGGATCCGCGAAGGCCTGGGCCAGCTCCTTGTAGGCGTCGGGCAGCTCCTGACCGGTCGTGGCGGCGAAGTCCTTGGCCGTCTTGCCGAGCCCGACCAGCATGTCGGCGCCGATCTTGCCCGTGGAGGCGAAGGTGGCCGCCATGGTGCGGGCCTCGCGCCGCGAGACCTCGCTCGCCGCGGCGATCGCCTCGCCGGCCGCAGTGACCTGCCCGGCCGACACCCCCGATGCCCGCCCCATGCCGGCGAGCAGGCGGTCCGTCTCCCGCATGCTGGAGCCGTAGGACAAGGCCGCAGCGGTGGCGGTGACGGCGGCCACGCCCATCGCGCCGAGGGCGCCCCCGAGGAGCCCGACGCTGCGGAGCGCCCCCATGGCGCTGGAGCCGATGCCCGTGATCGCGCCCTTCAGACCGCCCTGCGACCCCGCCATGATCTGGTAGATCTGCGGGCCCTGCTGGGCCAGGGTCTGCATCGGCGAGATGCCGGACGCCAGCGACGAGAAGACGTCGTTGGCCTGATAGCCGAGGTTCTGCAGCTCGTAGGCGGAGAGCTTCGCGGCCTTGCCCGAGGCGTCCGTGTTCGAAATGAAGCGCCGGATCGCCTGCTCCTGCGCCACGTAGACGGCATTCGTCTGGGCGACCGCGCGCTTGTGTTGGTCCTCGGTGATGATCCGGGCCTTGAGCGCCGCGTCTGCCTTGGCCAGCTGATCGTCGCGCTTCTGCTGGGCCGCCGTCAGGGGGTCGAGGGAAGCGGCGATCGCGCGGTTCTGGGCGTCGTTCGTGATCGTGCCGGCGGCGTAGCTGAGCGAGCCCATGCGCCGGCTGGCTTGCCGGACGAGGTTGTCGGCGTTTACGGAGGCGAGCTGCGCCTGCCCCTGCGTGCTGAGGGTGGCCCACTGGCGCTGCGCGCGCGCCGCGCGGTCCATCGCCTCGCTGTACTTCAGGATTTTTTGGGTCGCGAGCTCCCAGATCTGGTTGGCGCGCTCCTGCGTGGTCGTCCCGCTCGAGACAGCGAGCGCCAGGGTGCGCGAGATCCGGGAGAGCTGGTCATGGGCCCGGTAGAGCGGATCGAAGGACCGCTCGAGGCGATCCATGGCGCCCGCCATCGTGCCGATGGAGCCACTGGTGCTCTCGATCTTGCGCTGCGCATCCGCGAAGCCCTGCGTGCGGGCCTGGATGGTCAGCTGGCGGATGCTCTCGATGGACGCCATCGGGGATCCTGGACAAGGGGAAGGGGCCGGCGGGGGTGTCACCCCGCGCCGGGAGAGGGCGGCGGCGTGGGAGCCGACGCGCGGAGGTGCTCGAGCCACCTCCGATCAAGGGCGACGACCAAGCGTTTGAGGCGCTCGAATTGGTCGTTGCAGTGGATGCCGTGCCGGTCGGCCCAGGCGGCAATCGTGGACCAGGGGATCTGACCGACGGCGCCGAAGCCCAGCGGCCTCTCCCCCGTCAGGTCCCAGAAGCAGTCCCAGGCCGTCGCGGCCAGCTCCGGCAAGTCCGGGCGGGCGAGGAGAGCCGCGGGTGGCGGCTTCCCCTCGGCGAGGTTCTCCTCGGCGAGGTCGAGGAGGAATTCGAGCTTTTCGCCCCACTCAAATTGCCACTCGAGGGCGGCGACTACTTTCCCTCGGCGTCCTTCTGGTCCTGCTCGCTCTCGTTCGCGACCAGATTGGCCGCCCAGATCACGGCGTCATACAGGCGGACGTAGTCCGGGTCCGTGAGGAGCTGCTTGGCGAGCTCCTTCGAGAAGGGGACCTTCACCGTCTCCTCCTCGTCCTCGAACAGGTTGTCCCAGTCGAGCAGGACGGCCTCCGCGAGGCACTCGCCGGTGATCCGGTCGCGCTCCCGCGGGTCGATCCCGCGGATGCGCTTCTCGCGCGGCACGGCGTCGACCAGCCGGTCCATCAGGGTCCGGTAATCCACGTTACCGAGCCCGCGGACCCGGAGGCGGAGGTTGCCCGCCTGCGGGATGTCATCGACCCAGCGCCCCTGCTCCAGGAGCGCCGAGTTCGTCTTGAAAGACTTGAGCTTCACGCTGGGGTTCCCTTGGCGGCCGGGGGATACGCGGTGCTACATCTGCCGGCTCTTCAGATGCTGGGGCCGCCTTCGCGGAGATCACCTCCTTGGCGTGCCCCTTGCCGACGATCAGGTCGGCAAACTCGTTGGAGACCTCGACCTGCTGCCCGGCGACGTAGCGCACCGGGGCTTGACCGGTCGGCCAGCCCTCGAAGCTCTCCAGGATCTTGACCGTCTTCATCGGCCGCCTCCTCACGCCACGCCACGCGTGATCTGGATGGAGGCGCCGATGCCGCTGTCGAAGCGGGCGCGGAACGGAATGGTGACCATCGCGTCATCCGTGTTGCCGCCCGGCTGGCGTTCACCATTCAGGAACAGGGCGTTCGGCATCGAGAAGGTGTACTTCTCATTGGCGACCGTCCCGACCGTGAAGGAGATCGCGCCACCCTCGTGGTTGAGGACGCGCTGGTAGAGCGTGTTGGTCTCGAAGTAGACCTGCAGCGAGCCGGTCACGTCGGCGCGGCCGAGGCCGATGCTGTCGGTGTACAGCGAGCCGACCAGCGGGCGGGTGCGGCCGTTGTTGGCGACCGCGAGGCTCAGCTGGCGCACCTTGGAGGTCGCCCCGCCGACAGTCAGCCCCGCGACGCTGCCACTTGCCGACTGGATCGCCTTGGTGTTCGCGGCCGTGTAGGTCGCGCCCGCGATGATCGCCGTGTCGAGCGCCTCGCTCCGGCCCAGCAGGTCGAAGGAGCCGGTGATCAGGGCGCGCGAGTTGATCGCCAGGGTGAAGGTGTTGATCACGCACCCGCTGAAGCGGCTGAAGCTGAAGCTGCCCCCGCCGAGGTCGAGCCGCTCCTCGAAGGTCAGCGAGCGCTGAACCGTCCCGTTCTTCAGGACATTCCCGGCCCAGGTGCCGCACAGCGCGGCCTCCAGGATGTCGTCCAGCGAGCCGTAGCTGAGCTCGAAGTTGTAGCCGCCGGTGACGTCCTGGCCGACCTGCTGCTCGTCCGAGACGTTGCGGTCGGCGCGGATCTCGTCCGAGACCGCGGTCGCCTTGTCGGTCCGCGGCCCGCCGCCGGTCGAGCGCAGCAGCTTGAAGGTAGGCGTGGCCGGCACCACTCCGTAGGCGGTCTCAAGGACGTAGGCGATCTGACGCCCACTGCCTGCTGCAATGGTCATGTGTCGCTCCAAAGTGGTGGGCGGAAAGTCAGCCGACGGAATCGGCCTCATACGGCACGGAGATCGACAGCGCGTAGTAGTTGCCGAGGTCGTTCCGATCGTCGTGGGCGGGGGACGTCGGGCCGTAGCAGCGGAAGTGGCCGACGGTCAGGCCCCGGAAGAGAGCGGCGAGCTCGTCCATCCAGGCCGAGCCTTCATCAACCCCCAGGCCGCGTTCGAGGTGCAGGACGAGGCGGAAGGTGCCGGTCTCGCGGTACACGGTGCTGCCCGGTGAGCCGACGGTGATGGGCTCGGAGCTGGCCAGGGGGTAGGAGACCGCGAGGTAGCGCGAGCCGTCCTTGGGCGTGGTGCCCTTGGTGTTCGGGTACACGACGGGGCAGCGGGTCCAGGTCTCGTCCAGGCGCGCCTTCACGGCCGCCATGACGGTGCTCAGGGCCATGTCAGCCGCCTCGGCCCGGATCGATGGAGATGGCGGGCTGCCGGGTCAGCCACTCCTCGTGGAGCTTCGGGGTGCCGCCGCGGACCTCGCGTGCCAGCTGCGCGGCGCTCGCGGACTGCGCCCACGCGCCGATCGCGCCAGCCGGGAAGCTCCGGTAGGTGAAGCCCACGTAGGCCACGTTGCCGAAGCGCCGCTTTGCCAACGCCGCCACGCCCTCGTACACGCCGTCGGGCGCCTGCCGGGACCAGCCGCGCTCGATCCTCCTGGCGTACGGCTGAGTGTTCAGCACGACGTACGCTTCGGCCGGCGGGATCTTGTTGATGTCGAAGGGCTGGTCGTCGGCGAACCACTGGTGGCTGGCCTGATACCGCCCACTCAAGACCGGCGAGTGCACCTGCAGCATGCCGTCCACCCACTCGATCACGTCCGTGAGCAGGTGGAACTCGTAGATGATCCGCGACGTCGGCCGGACCGTGCTCAGATCCTCGCGCTTGCCGCCGTCCACGTAGAGGTCGTGCTCCGGCACATAGCCGAGCGCGCGCTCGTTCTGGAACTGCGCCCGCTGGAACTCCTCGTTGGCAAACTCGCGCAAGTGCTGGGCCTGCACCTCGGGCGACAGCCCCTCATCAATGAGGAGCTGCAGGTCCCGCTGGATCGGCGCGATGCGGTCGCGCGCCATCAGCCTCTCACCAGCAGGTCGTAGCGGACCACGGTGTCCCCGAGCTCGACCGGGTTGGCGTATTCGACGTTCCGCGCCCGGCCGCTCACCACCATGGTGTCGAGCCGCTCCGGGACTTGGTCGGCCGGGAAGCCGGCGGCCGTGAGCTCAGTCGGCAAGAGCACCACCTTGGAGTCGCCCTGCTCGATCCCGTTGCCGATCTCGCGCGGGGTGTAGCCGCGAACGAAGGCGCGCATCGTGTAGGGCACCCCGTTGTGCTTGAGCGTCACGGTCTGGCCATTCGCCGCGATCTGACGGTCCAGCATGGCGATCGCCTGCTCTGGGCTCACGCGATCACCCCGCGCACGTAGGGCCAGAGCAGGGCCTCAGCCTCCGGATGGGCCAACTTCCCCTCCGCCGATGGCGTGCCGTAGGTGAAGCTGCCGACGCCGACGACGTTCTCGCCCTTGAGATTCGGGTCGCGGCCGCGCGACGCCACCATGGCGCCGACCATCAGGATCGCCGCGCGCTCGACCTCTGCCGGCAGATCTGAGCCAGCCTCGCCCGGCAGGATCCAGCCCGTGGTGTATTCCACTGCAGTGGTCGTGCCCTGCCAAAGCGCGGGGCGCCCGCCGCTCATCCGGTAGAGAGTCGCGCCCTCGCGCACCCAGTCGGTCTCACCGCCGAGCGGCACGCCGTCGGACGAGATGCTGAGGATCTGGATCGGATCCCGGGAGAGGATGATCTCGCTCGGAGGGCGGAACGAGAGAGAGAACGTCTCCCGCACCGTCTCCCGGCCGAACGAGCGGCCGCAATGTCGCACGATCGAGCCGGAGGCCTGCGCGATCAGGCGGGTCAGCTGCGCGTTCGAGATGGTGGCGGGCACGCTGACGTCCAGGCGCACGTTCTCGGGCGTGGTGAGCGCCGAAGCGGTCGCCGGAACGATGACGGTCACGCTCATCCGCGGCTCACCACTTGCTCCCGTCAGGGCCCATCTGGGTCAGGTCGCGCCCGCGAGGGCCTTCCTTGCCCTGGGGCCCGGGAGCGCCGTCCTTGCCATCGCGCCCATCGCGCCCGCGCTTGACCGCGAGGCGCCAGCCCTCGCCGCTATCCGGCTTCGAACTCGTCTCGGCCTGGGCGATCCAGAACGAGCCCGCCCAGGTGACGCCGTCGCCCGGCTGGTAGGTCGTGCCCGCCTTGTAGACCCCGCGGTCGATCACCGTCGGGACGCGGTGGCGGAACTCCTTCACCTCCTCGCCGCGGCGGTAGCGCCGCACAAGGGTGCGGCCGTCCTCGGCGAGCTCCTCCTCCATGTGCTCGAAGCCGAGGCCGTCGGCGCCGCGCTCACCGGTTTCGCCCTTCTCGCCCCGTTCGCCGGGCATCCCGCGCTCTCCGGCAGCACCAGGAGCGCCGTCCTTTCCGTCACGGCCCGGGTCGCCCTTCTCACCGCGCTCGCCGCGCTCACCAGGAGCACCCGGCTCACCGCGCTCGCCACGCTCACCGGGCGGCCCCTGTTCTCCATCCTCACCCCGCGGACCCTGCTCCCCGCGCTCGCCACGCTCGCCAGGCTCCCCCTTCTCGCCGGAGGGGCCCCGCTCTCCGGGTTCTCCGTGCTCGCCTTGCGGACCCTGCTCACCCGGAGCGCCGGGCTCGCCGGCCGGTCCCTGCTCGCCGGCGGGGCCCTGTTCGCCCCGCTCCCCCGGAGGCCCCTGCTCGCCAGGCTCACCGCGCTCGCCCGGAGGCCCCTGCTCGCCGGGCTCTCCACGCTCGCCGGGCGGTCCCTGTTCGCCGCGCTCACCGGGCGGACCCTGCTCACCCGGAGCGCCGGGCTCGCCCTGCAGGCCGCGCTCACCTTGTGGCCCACGCTCGCCCGGCGGACCTTGTTCACCCTTCTCGCCGCGCTCTCCAGGCGGTCCCTGTTCACCCTGCGAACCGGGCTCACCGCGTTCGCCCGGCGGGCCCTGGTCACCACGCTCTCCGCGCTCGCCGGGAGGACCCTGCTCGCCGCGCTCCCCACGCTCTCCAGGTGGTCCCTGCTCTCCAGGTGGCCCTTGTTCTCCAGGGGTGCCGTCCTGGCCAGCAGGCCCCCGCTCACCGGGCAGGCCCTGCTCGCCGCGTTCCCCGGGCTCGCCCTTCTCGCCACGCTCGCCGGGCGCACCATCCTTGCCGTCGCTGCCGTCCCGGCCATCCTTGCCGTCCCGGCCGACCACGCTGCCAAGCTGCTTGGTCTCGCCGTTCGACAGCGTGACCACGAGATTGCCGGAGCGATCGATCAGAGCATCGGCGAGGCCGACGCCGTCCTTGCCGTCCACGCCGTCGCGACCGTCCCGGCCGGGCGCCCCGTCCTTCGGGACCGGGAGCTGGCTGACGGCTGTCGTGACCGCCTCCTCGACGGCGGTCCGCAGAGCCTCCGGGTCGACGTCCTGGCCGTCCCGACCGTCGCGCCCTGGCGCGCCATCCTTCGGCGTCGGAATGGCTGCGACCGCGCTGGCGACCTCCTCGGCAACAGCGGAACGCAGCAGGTCCGGATCGAAGTCCTGACCGTCGCGGCCGTCCTTGCCGTCCCGCCCTGGCTCTCCTGTCTCGCCACGCTCGCCAGGGGCGCCGTCGCGGCCATCGCGGCCGGGCGCACCATCCTTGCCGTCGCGGCCGATCACAAGGCCGAGGTCCCGCGTCTCGCCGTTCGACAGGGTGAGGACGAGCGTGCCGCTCCGATCGATCCGGGCGCCCGCAACACCGACGCCGTCCTTCGGAACGGGGATGTGGCTGACGGCCTTCGTGACAGCCTGCTCGACAGCAGTCGCGAGCGTCTCAGGATCGAAGTCCTTGCCGTTGCGGCCGTCTTTGCCGTCTCGGCCCGGTTCTCCCTTCTCGCCGCGCTCTCCGGGGCGCCCAGACTCACCATGCTCGCCCTTTTCGCCACGCTCACCCGGAGCGCCATCGCGGCCGTCGGCACCGTCCTTGCCGTCCCGGCCGACCACCAAGCCAAGATCACGGGTCTCGCCATTCGTCAGCGTGACGACGAGCTTGCCAGTCCGGTCGATGAGGGCGTCAGCAACACCGACGCCATCCGCGCCGTCCCGGCCCGGCGCTCCGTCCTTCGGAACGGGGATCTGCCCGACCGCCTGCGTGACGGCTCGCTCGACAGCGGCCGCGAGCACCTCGGGATCGAAGTCTTTTCCGTCCCTCCCATCTCGCCCGGGCGCCCCGTCCTTCGGCTGCGGGATGGCTGCGACCGCCTTGGAGACCTCCTCGGCAACCGCGGAACGCAGTAGGTCCGGGTCGACGTCCTGGCCGTCACGGCCGTTCGCGCCGTCCTTGCCGTCTCGACCCGGCTCGCCGCGTTCGCCACGAGCGCCATCACGTCCAGGCTCGCCATCCTTGCCGTCCCGGCCGACCACGCTGCCGAGATCGCGGGTCTCGCCGTTCGACAGGGTGAGGACGAGATGGCCGCTGCGGTCGATGAGGGCGCCCGCGACCCCGACGCCGTCCCGGCCGGGCGCCCCGTCCTTCGGAACGGGGATTTGGCTGACGGCCTTCGTGACCGCCTCCTCGACCGCGGCCGTCATAACGGCCGGGTCGAAATCCTTGCCATCCTTCCCGTCCGTGCCGTCGCGCCCAGGCGCGCCGTCCTGCGGCCGCGGAATCGCGTCAACCGCCCTGGTCACCTCTTCGACCACCGCAGACCGAAGGAGGTCCGGATCGAAGTCGCGGCCGTCCCGACCGTCGCTCCCATCCTTGCCATCGCGGCCCGGCTCACCCGGAGCGCCCGGCGCGCCGTCGACACCGTCGCGACCATCCTGGCCCGGGCGTCCGTCGGCCCCGTCCTTGCCGTCCCGGCCATCCAGGCCTCGCACGCGACCGACGAGGAGGTTCTCGCCGGTCGTCATTGTCAGGACCAGGATGCCGTCCTCGGTGAGGATCGCCTTCGCGATGCCGCGGCCCGGCATCCCGGGCTCACCCCGCTCGCCGCGTTCCGGCTGCCGCTTCTCCAGCGCCTCAATGCGGGCGAGCAGCGGCGAGATGTGCTTGGAGAGATAGCTCTCGACCGACCGGAAGACGGTCTCGGCCAGGAGTTCGGGATCACGCATTCACAATCGCCTCTGCCAGCTTGAGCCGCAGCGCTGAGGCGAAGCGACTGACCTCCTCTGCCGCGTCTGGCGGCGGCGCGGGCTCTGGGGGCGGAGATGCGGGGGCGGAGGGATTGAACGGGTCGGCCTGGGCGTCGCGCTTGGCCAGCGCCGCGAGGCTGAAATTCTGCTGCTGCAGGTAGACCGCGTTGCCGCCGGTCACCGGCGGCAGCCCGAGCTTCGCCCGGCCCTCGTCCGGCTTCAGCAGGCCGCCCTTCACGCCCTCGGCGTAGGTCCGGATCTGGGTCGCGGTATCCATGCGCAGGAGGGTGTCGAGCTCGAACTCGGTCCCATACGGCGCCGGCAGAGCAAGCCCCTCATCGAGGCACAGCTCGATGCTCTCGATGTGGATCTGCAGGCACTGCGCATAGTATTGCGCGTCCAAGGCCTCGATGTTGGTGTAGGCGGGCGGCGCGCCGACCCCGATCTTGTAGGCCGGCACCCCGAACACCGAGCAGACCGTCTCGGCGCTCCACTTCAGCTGCTCGATCAGCTGGGCATCGCTGGCCTTCACGGCCATGGGCTCGTAGCGCAGGCCGTCGCCCAGCACCGCCACCCGGCCGACGTTCGGGCCCGTGAAGTTCTGCTCCCAATGCGCCTTCAGGCGCTTGGCGTTCTCCTCCGAGACCGGGCCGGGCGCCACCAGGATCCCGCTCGGCTGCGAGCCGTTGCCGAAGAAGTGCGCGCTGTTGGTCTGGATCCGGATCCCCTGCACCGCGGCGAGACCGCAGGCGTAGATGGGGGAGGTGCCGACCAGCGGGTGATGGAGCGTGTTCCAGCGGTCGTGGATGATCTCGCTGGCCGGCACGAGCAGGGCGGCATCCAGGTCGCTGACCCCGGCCAGATCGTCGCGGGAGAGCTGGTAGAAGACCTCGCCGTCGGGGGCGACCAGCGGCTTCACGCGGGTGGGGTCGAGCACGGAGAGGGCGACCACCACGCGACGGCTGTCGCGCTCCTTGAGCACGTAGGTGTTGCCGTGGATCAGCTTCGACTCGACCCAGCTCGTGATGAACTGGATCCGGTTCTGGAAGCGGTTCGGCTTGCGCAGGACCGGCGAGAAGGACGGGCTGCTGGTCTCGGTCCAGATCCCGTCCGCATCCTGCGACACGAGCCGCAGGCGCATCTTGGCGATATCCGAGGCGATGAGGGACACGCAGCGGAACACGGCGCTGTAGGTCAGCACCGTGTCGAGCCTCACCTCGACACTCTTCTGCCACGCCCCCGTGAAGGCCTCCCGGACAATGCCCCACCAGCCGCCGCGGGTGTCGACCGGAGAGGCAGTCGGGGCCGCCTTCTCGCGGGTGATCGTCAGCCCGAAGATGCGCACGCTCAGCCCTCGGGGCGCAGATCACGACGCGAGTAGGTCTGGTTCGCGGATGCCGCGGACGCGATTGCCGTCTCCAGGCGCGGGATGCCCCAGCGCAGGTCGGGATCCTCGCCCGTCACCGCCCGGTACTGGCTCCGCAAGGCTTCAAGCCGCTCGGTTCTCTCCTGCTCCGCGTTCTTCGGCTCGGCCGGCCGCGGCGCTTCGGCCTCCTGCCGCTCCGGTTCCGAGAGCTCAGGCTCAGCGATGGCCGGTTTCTCAACGGTCGCCGGTTCGGGTTCCTTGGCCTTGCCGATGGCCGCGAGCGTTCGCGCATCGCGGCGCGACGCCCGGAAGGACTCGCCCGGCTGGAGGGCGCGGCCGCCATAGCGCATCGCCGTCGTGGCGATCAGATCAACCTTCATCTCCGCCTCCGACTTGGGGCGGCCCGCCAGGACGGGCCGCGCTGTGCTGGTGTTGCTTAGGCGGAGCCGTAGTTGGCCGCGTCGATGTACTGCACGGCGCCATCCCGGCGCTTGCTCCAGTTGATGAACCGCTCGGCCTTGAGACCCACCAGGTTGTTCTGCCAGAGCGACACCAGCACGGTGCTGGCGCTCGGCGGGTTGTCGGGCGCGCTGTCCATCTGCAGGGAGGCCTCACGGCTGGCATCGAGCACCACCTCGCCGTCGTCGGCCAGCAGGATCTCGCTCGCCTTGGCCAGGATCAGGCGCGAGCCCGCGCCGGTCACGGGGGTGCCCGAACCGGGGTTGGCCGGGATGTTCTCGGACAGGATCACCGGCAGGCCGAAGAAGGTGCCGCCGCTGTTGCCGTTCACCACCAGGCCCGGGAATTCCGGCTGGCCGAGCGGGTTCAGCATCAGCGCCAGGCCGAGCGCCTGCATCTCGGTCATCATCCAGACGGCCCCGGCCAGCGACATGTTGGCGCTGATGAACCTGCCCATCACGGCGCGCACGTCGGCCCGCACCGCATCCGCATCGGTGCCGCTGGCGGTCACTGGCGTGACGCCATGGGTCACGGAGGCCGGCGACACGTCGGCCACCGCCGTCACGCTCGGATCGACGAACTGCTGGTCGAGGAACTGCGCGGTCTGGTCGATCATGTCCTGGCGGACGATCGCCTCGGCCGAGGGGTTGGAGGAGCGCACCAGCTCGTCCGACATCACCACGATGCCGGCCGTCTTGGCCATGCCGAGCGTGATCTGGTCGAACGAGAGCTTGCCGACCGGCTTCGGCGCCCCCTGGCCGACCCAGCCGATGGTCGAGCCGCCGGTCTGGCGCGGCACCTTGATGTTGAACGGCACCCGGCGCAGGCCCGGGATGCGGCCGAGGATGGTGGCCGGGCGGAGCAGCTCCGCGAACTCGGAGGCCATGGTCTGGTACTCGACCAGCGGCTTGGCCCAGGCGGTGTCCGTGGTCGTGCCGGCCGCCACCGCCGCCTTGAGCACGGTCTCCACCTCGGGCGTGCTGTCGTGCCAGCCCTTGGCGATCTGCTCGGCCTGCATCAGGTTGCCCTTGGCCCGCATCAGCGCCATGGCGTAGCGGGTGAAGGCGGTGCCTTTCGGCAGGGTGGGGCCCTTCACCTCGATGCGCGCGCCGCCGCGGATCTTCGACCCGGTCTCGGTGTCGCGGACCCCCTCGACCGGGGCCGCCGCGGCGCGGTTGGTCTTCTCCAGCGCCTCGAGCCGCTTCAGGTGCGCGTCGATCGCCTTCACCTCGCTCTCGAGGGTGTCGTACTCCTCGGTCTGCGCGGCATCGAGGGTGACGCCCTGCTCGGCCGCGTCGTTCATCAGCTCGGTCATCCGCGCGGACTTGGCCTGGCGCGTCGCCTCGAACGCGGCAACCTGTTCGGCAATGGTCTTCGGCATGATGCGTGCCCCTTTCGGCAAGCTCTGGTGTGGTTGGGATCCCGAAGCGCCGGGGGGTGAGGGCCGATCATCCGCCCGCGGCTCCTTGCCGGACGCGGCGAGCAGCGGGCGATCGATCGACTTGATCAGGGAAATCTTGGCGTCCGCATTGGCCGGGACGGTCACAAGACTGAGCTCCAGCACCTCGGTCTTGAGATAGCGGATGCCGCCGTCCTGCATGATCTCGTAGCCGTCCGGCAGGGTGCGAAAGCCGATCGAGACGGCACGCACCAGGCCGGCCTTGATCTCGCCCCAGGCGGTCTCGACTCGGTCCTTGAGCGGGCCGGGTTCCGCGATCTTGGGCAGGGTGGCTTCGAAGGTGATGCCGTCCTTGGTCGGCTTGTCGAAGCGCACCGTGCCGACGGGCCGATCCGCATCGTGCTGGTGCAGCAGCGGCATCGGATTGGTGAACCTGACCCCGAGCGGCTCGACGACGTCGCCGACCCGATCCGGCGAGGGCGTGGTCGCCACACCCCGGATGACGCGCTGCTCGTCCTCGACCGCTTTCACGGTCAGGATGGAATAAGCTCGGTTCATTCTCGATCTCGGGATGCGCCTAGGCGAAATACATGGCGTATTCCGGCTCGCGGTGAGCCTCGGGGGTGCGCGCCATCAGCACCACCGCGTTGAACAGCGCCATGGCCAGGTCGATCTTGGCGTCGCCGGCATTCTGCTTGGTGGCCCGGATCGCGGTCGCGGTCGGCTCGATCTTGAGATTGGCCACGCACCACGCCGCCAGGGCAGAGCCGGCATGCCGGAGCGTGCCGTTGGCGAGCTTGCGCTCGGCGGTCTTGATGCCGGTCATCAGCCCGTAGCCCTGCGGCACCCCGATCAGCAGGCCGGCCTCCTGCGTCACCCCGATCTCCGCGAAGGCCTCGATCAGCTCGCCGAGCCCGGCCGGATCGACCCCGACCCCGCCCAGCAGGCCCCGCTCCTTCACCGCCGCGACCAGGCCGACGATCGCCGAGATGTCGGCCAGCTCGTCGCCCACGATGGTGAGCTCGCCCGCCGCCTGGAAATCCCGCAGCCGCGAGGCGATCGCCGGCCGGCGCTCCAGCACGCCCGCGTGGCACCAGCCGTGGCTCCAGGCCAGCCAGTCGCGGCTCGCCCGCTCGCGGCCGAGCACGCACAAGCCGAACAGGTCGTCCAGGCCGCCCCCGTCGATGCCGACCACCACCACCTCGCAGCGCTCGAGCAGGGCCTGCAGACCCGCCCGCGGATCCTCGACAGGGGAGGCCAGAGCAGGATCGGCGCGGCGGGCCCAGAACTCGGCGCCCGGCCAGCGGTCCGCCCGCAGCCCCAGGCCGATCTCCACGTTGAGGTGCTTGGCCGCAAACCCCGCCAGCGAGGCCGGCCCGGCGGTCCGCGCCTCCTCCAGCTTCTCGCTGAGCCACTCCGGGTCGACCGACAGGCCCAGGTTCGGGTTGGTGAGGCGAAAGCTCGCCGGAGCGAGGTGCTCGCCGCGCTCCACCATCGCCCGGGGATGCTCGTAGAGCACGCCCAGGCTGCGCGGATCCGTGATCCGCCCGTCCCGCACGGCGCGGAAGTAGGCCAGCTTCTGCTTGAACACGCCCGCGGGCGGCTCGTCCGCATGCGTCGAGACGTAGATCACGAAGCCCTCGGGCCGCGAGACCAGGCCGCCGGTCGCCTCGCGCAGCATGTTCTCGGCCTGCGGCCGCTTGCCAAACAGCCACAGCTCGTCGACCAGCACGCTGGTCGCCTTCTTGCCCGACACGCTCTCGGTGTCGGCCGCGACCACCTTCAGCGCCGCGCCGGTGTGGCGGTGGGTGATGGTGCGGTAGTGGTCCTGCACGTGCAGCAGGGCGCGCAGCTCGTCATCGGCCTTGACCATGTCGCGCGCCGGCTGGAAGGCGTTGTTGGCCACCTCGATGGTCGGAGCCAGGATCAGGAACTCGGCCGAGCGCCGCCAGTTGCGGATCAGGGCGGTGAGCATGAGGCCGGCCGCCAGCGTCGACTTGCCGTTCTTCTTGGCGATGCAGAGGAAGAACTCGCGGATCAGCCGCCGCCCGCTGGCGTGATCGTAGGCGCCGAAGATCACCTCGGCGAACTCGGTGACCCAGGGCCGGCAGACCTCGCCGAGGGTGGGGCTGCCGAGCGCATCCACGATCCGCAGCGCGCGAAACACCTCCATGGCCGCGGCCGCCTCGGCCGGGAAGAGCGGCCCGCAGGGCAGCAGCGAGCGCCCGGCCCGGATGCGCTCCTCCCAATCCGGGCAGGCGGTGCTCCATTCCCTCACGGGGTGCTGCCCTTCGTCATGAGTTGCTCACCACCAGCTTGGGCGGGGCGGGTGCGGCGAAGCGGCCGCCGCCCTGCGCCAGCTTGGCTGCCGTATCGGCCTGCTGCGCCTTCTTGCCGTCGGGCAGCGCAGCCTCGGCCAGGGTCTTGGCCGCGAGCGCCAGGGCCTTCAGCGTGCCCGCCCGCGCCGGCAGGCTGACCGCCTTCAGCAGCGCCTCGCGCCGCCGGCCGCCGTCATCGTCCGCGGTCTCCCCGATGATCGCCGCCTCGATCTCGCCGAGATGGGCGGTGGTGGCCTCGAGCTCGTCGAGCATGCGCAGCACGAGGCCGCGGCCGCGCCCGAGAATGGCCTCCGGCCTGGCCATCTCCGGCGGCACCGGGCTCACCCGCCCCGGGGCCGGCGCCGCGGGTGCGCCCATCGGGGCCGGCCTGCGCACATCGGCCTGCGCACGCCGCGTCCACTGGTGGCGCTTCGCGCGTGCCCGGATGCCGCTCTCGGCGACCCGGTGCCAGCGCGCCAAGTCCCTGATCGGCGTCGCGGTTTCGCGGTACTCGCGTTCGATCTCGGCCCAGTCGATCGGCCGTCGCTTGCCTGCCATCGCACCCGTGCGCGGATGTGCGCACCCTGGTTTTGCTCGGAGGGAATTTTTTGTCCGGATGAGACCCTGTGCGGTTCACCGCCCCTGGCCCGCCAGACTCTCGACCACCCCCCGGGGGGTCAGCCACGGCCCGGCTCGGCCACCGCGCTCCGCTCCGCCATCCGCCGCGCCCGCTCGGCCGCGGTCTTTCGGCTGTGACAGGATCCGCATAGGCACCTGCCGTTGCTCGGATCCGTGAGCGCACCGCCGTCCTGGCGCTCGATCACGTGATCGGCGAAGAGGCGGACGCCGCCGCGGCCGCCCTGAGCGCCGCAATCCTCACAGCGCCAGCCGGCCCGCTGCAGGACGGCCAGGCGCCAGGCCCGGTGCTCCGGGGTCTGCAGCTCGGCATCCGCGGCCTTGGGGGCGGGTCGGGCGGTGCGTGGATCGAGCGTTGCGAGGCGGGGCTTGAGGGTGGAGAGGCGGGGCATGGATCACCGGTCTCCCCTCAGCATCCTGCCAACGAGCCCGGTCCGACCGATCAGGAGGATGCGGCCCAGGCCGATACCGCCGATGCAGCCGCTCATCCTTGCCGCTCCCGGCAGGGGGCTGGGAGACGCTGCTCATGAGGCCAGGGCCGCGGCGTCGGGATCGGAAGCAGATCGCTCTCGTCCTTCGGAGCGATGCTGTCCAAGCCGGCCATGTCGTAGACGGTCGCAGGACGCCAGCGGGTTTCGATGTGCTCGTCGTAGAGCGGCCCGCCGGACGGCGCGGCCATCGCGTAGCCGTGGCGACGCCCTTCGCACACTTCGACCACCAGGCGGCCGAAGACGGTCTGTCTGACGCGCGCCCGGCCGAGCAGCCGCCACGCCGAGGCGATGGATGGACCGACGATCATGCGCACCCGTCACGGCCTCTCGCGGTAGGGGCCCTGGCCACGGATCTCGCAGGGCGGGGACACGGGCTGGCCTGCAGACACTTCGCGACAGAGCCATCCGGATCGGGCTTGGTGATGATGCGGCCGGTGGGGGCCCAGCACACGCAGAAGGTCTCCGGCGCGGGCGTGCGGTCCTGCTTCTTCTCCATCTGGACACGCGAAAAAGCCCCGTCACGATCGCTCGCGCGGGGCTGGCAACCAATGCATCCGCACGGCGTGGTTGCAAAAATGCAACAACGACCGTGCGCAGATGCAAGGTCTCATGTGGCAGCCAGCCTGTCAACATCGACGCTGAGGACATGCTTCTTGCCGAACGCCTTCAGCAGCACGGCAATGCGCCGGCCCTCCGGCGCCCGCATCACCTCGCCGATCAGGCCCTGCCAGAGCTCGTCGCGGATCCGCACCTTGTCGCCCACCGCAAGCTGCGGTCGCGGGCGGTCGTACGCGGCCATCTCGTCAGCTGCGATCAGCATCTTCATCATCCACGGCGGCAGCTCGGTCGGAGCCTCGCCCGTCGTAACGAGCGCGCGGACGCCAGGCACCCGCAGGATGTCCCGCCAGGATTGCTCCGGCCGCTTGCCAACGAAGGCGTAGCCAGGGAACACCGGACGCCGCACGAGCCGCTTGCCGCTGGAGGCCTGTCGCACGACAGCCGTGCGGCTCGGCACCAGGGTGACGAAGCCGGCCTGCTGCAGCCACTCGCAGGCCCGATACTCGCCGTGACCGGCCACGGACGCGGCGTAGTAGGTCAGAGACGGGTCGTAAGCGGGGGCGGTGCCCACGGTGCTCTCCACAGTGCTCAACGTGGGGGAGATGAGGCGGCCGGGCGCATTCCGGCCGCCCCGGCACGTCAGGCGGCGGCCTTCGCCTCAGCTCTCCGGCCGAGGCCGAACTGTTTCGCGAGTTCCGAGCGCCGCTCGGCGTAGCTCTCAGCCACCATCGGGTAGGTCGGGGGGAGACCCCACTTCTCACGATACTGTTCGGGCGTCAGACCCCGCGTCGCGAGATGGCGCTTTAGCGACTTGTAGGGCCGGCCGTCCTCCAGGCTGATGATCGCGTCCGGGGTGACGGTCTTGCGGATCGGCACCGGCGGGACGAGGGCGGGCGCCTCGTGCTCGGCCGGCCGGCCCAGGGCGGCGAGCGCGCCGTGCACCGACGCGATGAGCACGGGCAGCTCCGCGGTCGGGACGGCATTGTGGGCGACGTAGGCGCCGACGATGCGGGCGGTGAGGCCGGCGAGATCCTGAGCCGGTGGGGTGGTCGTGCTGTCGTTCACCGTGCTATCTCCTAAGTCGTTGATCTCATTACGTTTCCCGTCTTTCCCGGATTTTTCCCGCGCTCGACACCTCCTAAGTTATTGATCTGATTGCCTTTCCCGTTTTCCCGTTTTTTCCAGGAGTAGAGGAGATACTAAGGGGGTGATTTTCGTGCGGGTTCACGGGTCTCCATGGCTCTCTCACGCGTGCGCGCACGCGCGTCGTGTCTTCTCCGGCGGTGGAAAAAACGGGAAAACGGGAAACCCTTGTGGATCAATCACTTGACCCAATCCGTTTCCGGGAAAATCGCGGGAAAACCGGGAAAACCGCCTATCCGGGGGTCGCGTCATGAGGCGAATCTCCCCTGTCCCGGATAATCGACGATATTGGTGAAGACTTCGCGACCGAAGTCGGGGCGCTTGAGCGCGTAGGCCTGCACCTTGCCGAGCCCTCTGACGTACCGCAGATAGGGGCGGCCATCCTTCTCCTCCTTGAACAGCAACGCGTTCCGGCGCAGCACGCCGGCCGTCGCCTCTTCCGTCATGACGTTGCCCGCGGCTGCGCGGAGCTTCTCCCGCAGCACGTAGACCGCGTCCTCGTCGAACCAGCCCTCCGCCTCCCGCGGCCCCCCTCCGCTCGCGCCGACCTCCCGCAGGGTGACGTTCCAGCGTTGCACGACCCAGGCGCGCAGGTTGGCGACGACCTGCTCCTCGGGATCCAGGGCCCGCGCATCGCTCGAGTGCATGAATTGGTTCCACGCCCAGGCCACCGCCGCCGCGACCGGCGTCTCGGCCGGCAGGAGGCGGTAGCTCACCGCCAGTTCGCCAGCGCGGCGCAGAAGGGCGAAGGGAATCGCGGCCCGCATCTGCGTGCTGTCGGCTGCGGTCCCGGCGATCCGCTTCACATCGGCCATGATCCGCTCGCGGAGAGCGACGGGATCTCGGTGCGCGCCATCGGCGACGAGCGCGCGCACGAAGGCCGGACCCGCATGGCCGAAGTTGCGCTCGATGGCGGCGATGCGATCCAGCGTCGGCCGGTCGACGGACCGGTTGACGGAGGTGACGTCGACGTCCGCGAAGCGCGCCGCCATGCCGGCGACCCACTCCGCGCGCTCGTCGGTCTTGACCTTCTCCTCCAGCGAGCATTCCGCCGACAGGATCGCAAAGGTGGACCAAGTGTAGCTCTCGCGCAGCGTGGCGTCCGCGGTCATGCGTCGGCGCCCGACGCCACCCGCGAAGGTGTAGATCATCCGCGCGACCTCGGCGCCGGTGACATGCGCGAGCTCATCGAGGGACAGGACGGTGCCGCTCGAGCGCGCGGCCAGCGCCTCCATGGCGTTCACCGTCGACTTCGCGGACTGCGCGAGGCCGGGCTTGCGGATGTCCGGCGTCGACCAGGCCGAGACCGCGATCTTCTGCGCCGTGCTCTTCCCGCTCGACGACAAGCCGGAGAGGTTCAGGCCGCAGGTGTCGAGCCCGGTCAGCGAGACGAGCGGCCCAGCGAACGCCGCGCAGGCCCCGAGCGTCCAGTGCTCGCAGGCTTCGACATTGATGGCGGCCTCGACCGCATCCGTCCAGCCGGGCAAGCTGCCCGAAGCCGCGACCGACGGCGGCATCCTGGTCGAGACGGACAGCTCGTAGGCGGAGCCCTCGGGAGTGCCGATCACCTCGCCGCCGGGGCAGACGAAGAAGGGATCGGCGAGGTCGGGCAGTTCGTGCCAGCCCGGCTGCGACACGACCAGGATCTCGGCCTTCGGGTCGGCCGCCTTGAGCGCCCGCACCGCGATGTGCTCGCCGTCGTCCTCGGTGCGCAGCCCGGCCGCGAACAGGAGGGCGCGGATTTCACCGGCACCCTGCCGGGCGAGGTCGCCGCGCTCGATGTCGATGTAGCGGGGCCGCCCGCTCATGTCCTCGACCGCGATGCGCAGCCCGTAGGCATCCTCGCGGTCGAGGTAGCGGATCCGCGCCGTCATCCCGAAAGGGGTCGCGACCGGCACGGCTACGGTGGCGGCGGCGGCGTCGCGCCGCTTCGCGGGCACCTCCTTGTGCACCATGACGCGGCCGCGGTGCCGCTCGTAGAACAGCGGCGGCGAGGCGAGACGCGGCAGCGGATAGAGCGCCGCGATGCGGTCGATCTCCGCGTCGCCGCAGCTCTCGTCCGCGGCTGCGTCGGCTTGATCGGCTCCGGACCCGCCCGCGCGGCGCTGGCGTCGCCGCTCGTCGCGGGCGGCACGCGCCCACACCTCGGACAGGTCGCGCGGGCGTCGCAGTCCGGCCCGCAACCCCGAGTCGATCGTATCGAGGACGGATTTCAGCCCATCGTCTCCGACCAGGCCGCAGGCCTCCGCGGCGCTCCGCAGCGCCTCCCGCACCTCGCTCTCGACCAGCGCGCCCGCGGCGACGAGGCCGCCGAGCTTGAGCGCGGCCGCATTGAGCGCGTTGTTGCGGCCGCCGCTCGGCGCCGCTGCGACCGCCGCGATCTCCTTGTCGAGTGCGGCGCGGCCGTAGCGCACCACCGCCTCGTCCCCCTCCGCCAGCGATCGGGCCGGGTCGCTGCCGTCCGCCGGTCGCGGAGCCCAGGGACCGCGCGAGGCGGCCTCGGTCTGCGCGTCGCGAGCGGCTCGGGCCTCCTCCTTGCGCATCAGGCGCAGCAACGCCTCGGTCGGCGGGCTCAGCCCGTCCTCGGGTCCGGGGCACCACGTGTAGGCTCGGCCGTCCTCGCGCACCGAAGGCGGCACGATCACATAGCCGCCTTCGCCGCGCACATCGATCGCGGCGCCCTTGGCCTTGCGCCCATCGGCCCGCGTCGCGCCCTCAGTAGGCGGGATGAAGAGGGCCGGGCAGATGTTCGCGCCGTTCGCGATCGGCGCATCGGGATCGGCGCGGAACCACAGGTGCAGCCCGCCCGAGCCGGTCTCGGCGATGGCGGTCTCCGGAATCCCGCCGACGTGCTCGCGCAGGCGCTCCAGGTAGGCGGCACCCGTGATCACGGCCGGGTCGCCGAGGTCGAGGTCGAGCACGTTGCCGGTGCGCGCGCCGGTCGGGATCCCGATCATGGCGCGCGGGTGCTTCGTCCACCACGCCCGGATCTGGTCTTCGTCGGTAGTGGCGAGATGGAGGCCTCCGTCCTTCGCGCCGGGCGCGCTCTCCTTGCGGGTGAGCGGCTGCTTCGTCGTCGGCGAGCACGGGAACACGGGCCAGCCGCGGGTGGCATAGTCGAGCGCCGCGAGCAGCAGGGGATTGTCGGTCGGCGCCGTCATGACAGCACCACCGTCACGCGCTCGGCGGCCCGGGTCAGGCCGGTGTAGAGGTGCCGCGCCCGGTTCTCACGGAACGCGCCGCTCTCATCGATGAGCAGCACGTCGTCCCACTGCGAGCCCTGCGCCTTGTGCACGGTGAGTGCGTAGCCGTAGGTGAACTCGTCGCTCTTCCGCCGCTCGGCCGGCGGGATGGTCTCCTCGCAGCCCTCGAAGAACTCGCGCCGCACGTAGACGTCGGCGCGCTGACCCTCCACGTCGCAGGACGCGATGCGCAGGTCGACCCCATCCTCGTCGAAGCCCTCGACCTCGGCGATATCCCACAGGCCGCCGTTGAGCAGACCCTTGTCTTTGTTGTTCTTCAGGCAGACGAGGCGATCACCGGCCTCTGGGTAATTCGGGTCGCGCCCGAGCCGGCGCCGGGCCCGCGCATTGAGGGTGCGGCGGGTCCGATTCAGCCCGACCAGGATCTGATCGGAGCCGGCCTCGACCTCCTCCGTGAATCGCCCGAGGTCGATGACGCGGCTGTTGCCGTACTGGCCCCGGGCCAGCCGGCTGCCCTCCCGCACCTTCGTCGACAGGTGGATGATCGGATTGTCTGCCGCCTGCCGGTGGATCTCGGTCAGCATGACGTCGGGCTGCTCGGCGATGAAGAACCCTTCGCCGCGCACCGGCGGCAGCTGCGCCGGATCGCCGAGCACCAGGATCGGCGTGCCGAACGCCAGGAGATCCCGGGCGAGCTTCTCGTTCACCATCGAGCACTCGTCGACGATGACGAGCGCGGCAGCCGCGACGGCGGAAAACGGGTCGAGGCCGTAGCGGATCTTCACGCCGACGACGTTGCCCTGCGCGTCGCGCTCCTCGATCTCGAAGGCGCGGTAGATCAGGCTGTGGATCGTGGACGCGCCCTCGCAGCCCTTCGAGCGCAGGACGAGGGCGGCTTTGCCGGTGAAGGCCGCGAACAGCACCGTGCCGCGCACCTCCGCCGCGGCCGCGCGCGCCAGCGTGGTCTTGCCGGTGCCGGCAAACCCGAACAGCCGGAAGATCTGCTGGCCGCGCCTGCGCCGCCACGCCGCGATCTCGCGCAGGGCGCGATCCTGTTGCCCGGACCAGGTCACGCGGCGGCTCCGTCGACACGCGCGTCGAGGGCGCGCAGCACCGCCGCGCTGAAGGCATCGCTGACCGCCTTCGAATCGAACTCGACCACCGCCGCGTACTGGATCTTGCCGTCCTTGCGCACGAGCTCCTGGTCGCGCCCGATCTGCGCCTTCGAGGGCAGCCCGACCCAGCGCTTGCCGTGGCTCTCGTGCACGGTGCAGTCGCGGATGGTGAGCCGCATCGCCGGGATCCGGACCGTCACGAACCCCTTCAGGGTGTTGCGGTCCATCGCCTTGAAGGAGACGACCTCGACCGCGAGCTTCGCGCCCTCGCTCATGCGGCAGCCCCCGAGGTTGTCTGAGCCTGGGCCGCCTCGAGCTGCGCGATTTTCTCGCGGATGACCTCGCGCAGCCGCTGTTCCCCGCCCGGCATCAGCGCGGCGAGGCGGGCGAGATCGCCGATCAGGTCGGCAGCGTCCTGAAGCGCCTCGGGGATGTCGATCCAGCGCCAGGGATCGACCTTGTAGGCGTCGTTGTCCCCGAAGCGGGCCATGTACGACCAGTAGCCGAGCGGCTTCGTCCGGATCGCGTAGGTCATGCAATCGACGATCCGGCCGATCGGCACGGGGCGGGTCGGGTGCTTCGGGTCGTAGGGCTCGGCCATGGCGCTACTCCGCGGCCATGAGGAGCGGCGCCGCGACTTCGGCTCCGAACCGTGCGGCATCATCGGGGCGAGTCAGGGTGCGCCGACAGCCAGGCGGGATGTGCAGGATCGGCTGCGGCTCGACGAAGGTGCTCCAGCAGAACCACGCGTAGGCGGTGGCGGTCGTGCCGTTCGGCTCCCACCGGCCGCGATGCATCGGAAGACGCTCGACGTAGGGGGCGAACAACGTGGGCGGCCGGCGCCTGAACAGGCGCTTGTAGCGGTCCGCGCCCTCGTTCCAGGCTGTCCGGCACAGGCAGGCGACGATGGGCGCGAGGTCGAGCGCGCGCAGCACGAAGTCGGCCGCCACGTTGAACGGCGGGTTGAACACGATCGCCTCGACGTCCCGCGGCGGCAGTGTCGCAGCATCAAGGAAGTCCGCGACCACGTACCCGCAGCCGTAGTCGAACACGTCTGAGGTGTGCACGTTGGGAATTGACTCGCGCAGCACCTCGGCCATGTGTCCCGCGCCGCAGCACGGGTCCCACACGCTCGCGATCGGCCGCAGCGACAGGCGTGGCAGGACGTGGCGCACGAAGGCGCGCGTGCCCCACGGCGCCGTCGGGAAGAAGTCGAGGCTGTCCGGCGGCTCGCGCCGCGACGCCATGACGGCCGCGCCGCCCGCGGGGGCGATCACCGACATCCGAGAATCCCCTTGATCCGCTCGAAGGCGCGCGGCGGATCGCCGGGCACGCCGTCGTTGAAGGGCTCGAGCCCATTCCGCTCCCGCATCAGGGCGATGCGCCGCCCGATCAGGCTGAGGAGATCGTGGCGGGCGTCGCCGTCCATCTCCTGGATCCACGCCGCGGCCTCGACGCGGGCGATCAGGGCCGGCCCGTCGGCAAGCTCCATGCGGCGCATGAAGCGGTCGAGGTCGCGGATCTCCTCGCCGTGAGGACCGGCGAGCAGCGCCTCAAGCTTCTGCCGCTTCCAGGCCCGGTACTGCTTGGAGAGCTGCTCGTCCGCGCGCAGCTTCTTCTCGCCCTTCAACCCGAGCCGCATCTGCGCCGTCGCCTTGACGCGGGCAGGGCTGCGGCGGCTCTCGGAATGGGACTGGAGCGCCGCCACGGTCAGAACTCCGTCGCCGGCTCGGGCGCAGGCCCACGGTGCGGCCCGAACCCAGCCTCGTGCATCGCCTGCACCGCGCCCTCGACGTCCCGCACCACGGCGACCGGGAAGCCGCGCTCACGCAGGTTCGGGATCAGGCGCCGCTGCACTGCGCTGAGCGAGCCGCCGGCCGCCTTGACCTCGAGCAGCAGGACCCGGCCGTCGCGGCCGTAGGCGATCAGATCGGGATGCCCGGGCTCGACGCCCTCCGCCCGCAGCTCCACCGCCTCGCGCTTGCCGCGCCGGCCGCCGTTCGGCACTGCAGCCACGATGGCATCGAAGCTGCCGCGCAGGCGCGCCACGATGGCGGCCTGGATGTGGTGCTCGGGGCGGGCGCGGGTCATCGCTGGCCTCCCGCGCGGCCATCGGTCGGCGCCGGCCGGCCCGTCTCCGGCGGCGTGAAGTCGGGGGGCCTGAAATAGACGAAGCTAGTCATCGCCGGTCACGCTCCGCGTGCTTCCGAAGCAAGACGGCGAAGCGTACGCGCCGCCTTCCACGCCTCATCTGCCGTAGACCGGAGCTGCTCCAGATCTTCGCCGCTTGAAGCAGGAGATGCTTGGGCAACCAGGCGCTCAAGGCGTTGAGCCAACGCCGCAGCTTTCTGAACTTCGGTCCGAAGCTCGCCGGCGCGGCGGGCATGCGCGGCCCGGATGGCGTCCATCTCGGCGGCGTCGATCCGGCGAGCCTCGCGCCGCCAGATATCCTCGGCACGGCCATAGCTCATCGGCTCCTGAAGAACGGCAGAGACCGCGCGCGCGGCGCGCGTGATGGCAGCTTTCACGGTGTCGCCGACCGGCCGCGGTTCGGCGAGTTCTCGCAGAAGCTGTGAGGCGTGATCGACCGTCGTCATGCGACCGCCCTCGGAATACTTTTCCGAGCCCTCGGTATGTTTTCCCGGCACGTCGGAAGGCTCCTGTGGTTCAACTCAGTTGAACCAGGGAGGCCAACGTTATGCAGGAGGTGGACAGGGATACGCAGCACAACGAGCGCGCGACCGACGATGCTTGCCGGCGAGCGGTCACGCGAAACCAGAAAAAGGGGAGCGCCCGCGCGGTCAGCGATGCGAGAGACCTTGATGGCGCGGGCGCACATGCCGCCGAACGCGGCACGTCGGAATTGCGGCCCCAAAAAGCCCCCCTCTCCGCCCAGGGAGAGGGGGCCAGTCCGGGAGGAAACGCCCACGATGGGCAGTGCTCCAGCCGGGAACGCCAACGCCGGCCAGGGCCTCGGAGCGCGGGCCGGGCAGCCGGCGCGAACAGAATTGCTGACCTGAGCGACGCGAAGAGGGTTGCGCCCGGTCCGGCACGGACAGGGGCCGGTCATTGCCGGACCGGGCGCGCCGCCGGCTGGGCCAGGCTTGCTGGACCGGCGGGTCTCGGGGGCGGGCGCGCCGCCGGCTGGGCCAGGCTTGCTGGACCGGCGGGTCTCGGGGGCGGACGCGGAGCGCATGACGCCTCACGCCTCGCCGCGACTGGACGAGTGAAGACGCCGGGCTGGAGCGGGGCTGGTGCCACCGCTGAGAGTGTCGCCGGCCTTCTCGAACACGGGTCGGTCGCCGTCGGCGCTGAGGCCGCGGACGAGGCGCAGGCCGGTCGGGCCGCTCCTTGCCGCCGCGGTGACGTCACTCGGCCGCTGACCGAGCCAGCGTTCCAGCGCCAGGTCCTGTTCGGGCGTGAGCAGCACCGTCGCGGCTGGGCCGGCTTCGGGGATGGCGAGCAGGGATCGGTTGCCGATCCTCGCGACCCGCAGCGGACCAATCATCTGAGGAGCGGGCCGGATCATGCGGCGGCTCCCTTGCGGAGGGCATGAGATGACGCAAGCATGCCGTGGTGAGGGGCCGGGTAGCGGCCCGGCCCCTCGCGCAACCGCCCATGCCGCTGGAGGCATCCATGAGCGACCGCAACGTGGATCCGGAGATGGCGCGCGGATCGCTGATCGCGATCCGCAGCATTCTCACGGTGATCCTGACCGACATCGGCCGCGAGCAGGGCGAGACGGCCCTGAGGCGCCTGCACATCGCTGCGGACGAGCGTGTGGAAGCTGCGATTCATCGGATGTCCTCCGAGGATCGCGACAGGCAGGACGCCGAGGTGATCAAGCAGGTGTCATCGGACGCCGAAGGCTTCCTCGACGATACATTCGGCCCGGCATTCGACTCCTTGCTGTAGCGGCGAGGACCCAGGTGGCGAATTCGGCTGGCCTCCAGGCAAGTGCCCGGGCGTCCGCCCGCCGCGATGATGGCGGCGATCTCCGAGGCCCGCGCCGAGCGACGAGCGTCCACCTCCGCGCGCCGCGCTGCTTCACGCGCCTCGATCCGCGCATCGATGCGCCGATCCAACCAGGAGACGAGGAAGCGGATCACGGCGCCGCCTCCGCCACCGAGGCAGCGGAGGGAGCGGCCAGCGCGGCCTCTACCTGTGCCGCTGACTTCGGCGGGCGCCGGATGTCATCGGGCCACGGGAGATTATCCGGCCAATGATCAGAGAAGAATTGCATCGCGCGCTCGTAGCGCCCGAGATACAGATCGCGGCCGCTTGCGATAACGTCGAGCTTGTTAGTGTCCTGGAAGAGGCGCCAGCTTACGGTTGTCCGCTTCAGCCCTGTCGCGGAGCCGTAGAGGCCTGCCAAGCGAAGGATGTCTTCTCTGCCATTCATACCGAGGCGTCCGATCCAACGCACTCAGCATCGGTACTAATACCGCGGATGTCAACGGCCTTATTACCGCTCGCAAACGGCCGTGTTGGCGGTCATTCTACCGCCATGGAATTACGAGAGATTTTGGAGCGGATAGAGCGCCGGCTGGAGGCCACCGGCCTGTCGGAGCGTGCCGCTTCGGAGAAGGCCGGAAAGCCCGACGCAATCCGCAATCTGCGCCGTGCTCTAGAGAAGGATGGCCGCCAAGGGGTCAGCACGGCGACACTGAATGCGCTCGCGCCGGTCCTGGGTACGACATCTGTCTGGCTCTTTGCCGGAGCAGGCCCTGAGGAGCCAGCCAAGGCGCCTAGCTCTGGATCAACCTCTATCTCTTCTGCAGCAGGCGGAGAAGAGATCGTCCAAGCGACACAGCCGGCGGTTCGCGTTTTATATGGCGGCTTTGTCGAGGCGGGATCTTACCGCGAGATTTCAGAATTCATAGATGTCCCGCCCGAAGACATCTTTCTTCCACCCGATAGCGAATACCCACGGGTGCAGCAGGTTGCCTTCGACGTACGCGGGGACTCAATGAATGCTCTCACGCCGCGACCAATTCTGCGCGGCGATCGCGTTGTGGCTCTAGACTTTGAAGGGTTGCATGGTCGTGTTGCACTCCACACCGGAATGGTCGTGATTGTCCAGCAAAGCCGAGAAGGCGGGCACTTGGTAGAGCGCTCAGTGAAGCAACTGGAGGTCTATGAGGACCGGTACGAGTTTCACCCGCGCTCGACAGTGTCGCGCTATAAGCCGATCGTGGTTCCCCACAGCATGGAGGCTGACGATGGACGCGAAGTTCGGATACTGGCTTGGGCTCGGAGCGTGTTGAACAAGCTTTAACAGGCCAGCCGAGTGGGCGGACTTTCGAAATAGGCTACTAGCTGAGAAGATTTGCCGGAGCATCTATGGCATTCAAACGGGATATTCTCTGCCATTTTTCTCACTCGCCTGTCAATTGTAGCAGCATCTCTGCGCTGCATTCCAAGTGATACAATCGGGTATGTCTCGTCCATACATGACAAACAACGCACCCTGAGCTTATACCGCAATTCAGATAGGCCGCCTGACGCATCATTGCGCCCGCACATTCCAAGTTCCTCTGCGTCATATGCCCCTAGTTCGTTCTCTTTTGAGCTGCGTGTCAAGCGTCCCGGCCGCGGTGGAATGGCATTTTTTCCGCCGTGCGGGGTTGCACCCGCTTTCGCGGGTTTTATACCGCAAGCCTCTTGACGCGGTAAAATAACCGCAGTTAGTTTCCGTCCATCGCCTCTCGCGATGGAGCCCCGCAGTGCTCACCCGCCCCCAACCCGACCTCGTTGCGCTGCTCGGCCGCCGCGAGCCGCCCCGCACCTACCTCGCCCACTTCGTCGATGCCTCGGGCCGGAAGTGGATCGAGGAAACCACCGTCGACAATGGCCTCACCGCGATTGCAGCGTTCCTTGCTGCCGACGAGCGCCAGGGCTCGACGCTCCGGGAGGTCTACGAGCTCGACATCACCGACCCGCTCGTGCCGGTCGCCCGCAACGTCACCGCGATGGTGCTCGGCAAGGTCGTCGACCTGATCGACCACGATGACGAGCGCGACGCGCTGCCTGCGAGCGTGGAGGACGCGGCCCGGCGCCATGGCGTCGTGGGTCCGGCCGAGAAGGCGCCCGCCGACGTGCTGCCCTTCACCCGCCTGACGCCCGCGTGCGTCGGCGTCGCGACCCGCTGGTGAGGAGGGGCGGATGCGCCTCGCTCTCCGCCTCGCCGCGCTCGACCGCGGCTGCCGCACCGCCGCCCAGATCACCGCCCGGGCCGGGCTTCTCGTCGTGATCGCCGCGGGCTGCGCGGCCATCGGGAGGTGGCTGTGATCAGCACCGGCGACCTCGTCCTCATCGCGGCTGTCGTGCCGATCATCGTCGGCGCCCTGATCGGCCTCGCCGAATCCCGCCGCCTCACCAGTGAGGGCGCTGAGGCGACACCGGGGTGGTGCCTGCTCGGGCACCTGCAGGCGCTCTGGCGGAGGAGCCGGCCGTGAGCCCCTCCGAGCCCCAACAGCTCTTCGTGGACCTGCTCCACGCTCTCGGCTGCCCGGCGCCCTGGCGCGTCGTAGAGTGCTCCGGCCGGATGATCGTCGACGCCGAGGGCAAGCCCTGCGCTTCGGCGATGCCGGTCGCCTCGGTGGCCATCGTGCACGAGCGGGCCGAGCTGATCTGCTCGGCGGTCAACGCGATGGCCGGTGTCCTGCCGGCGGGCGCCATGGCGCCGCTCGACCCGGCCCACCTCGACGCGCTGTCGGCCGAGACGGCGCACTTCCTCCGGCGCGTCGGCGCTGCGGTGGGGGAGTGAGCGCCATGGCTCAGACCGCCGTCATCACCCCTGCCGATCCCTTCGCCTGGCACGCCGCGGCCCTGCGCAACGAGGCCTGGCCCCTGGAGCCGGGCAGGGCCCCCTGCGGCTTCTTCCGCCTTCAGCGGCGCGACGGCTCATTCGAGCCGGTCGCGGTGTGGCCCGAGGAGGACGGCGTCCTCTGGGCCAAGATCGGCGAAAAGGCCCCGCAGTGCCTTGCCGGCCATGCCGAAGAGGAGTTCTGCGAGCGCGTCATCGCGCGCTGCTGGCGCTCACCGATTCCCGAGCCGCTCTACTGGGCAGTGTGCGAGGGCGCGCCCTGGCCAGACCTGCCGCCGACGGCGCCGGCCGATTACGCCAACCTGCCGGGCGACGCCTTCGAGGCGCTGCGCATCGAGATCGAGAGCGAGCGCGACGAGATCGAGCGCTGGCTGAAGGACGATCCGATCCAGGACCAAACCGCCTGCGACCGGGCCGCGAACTGGGCCTCGCGCCTTGCCGATCTGGAGAAGAAGGCGGGCAGCCTGCGCGTCGAGGAGAAGCGCGCGCACGATGAAGCCGCCAAGGCGGTGCAGGCGAAGTGGAAGCCGCTGGAGGACCTCGCCGCCAGCCTGAAGCGCCGGCTGAAGGAGGCGCAGTTGCCGTTCCAGCAGGAGCAGCGGCGCCGCGAGGCCGAGGCCCGGGCCGCAGCGGCCCAGGCCGGCGAGGCGGTGCGGCTCGCCAAGGCAACGGGTGCGGGCACGGTCGGCCGCCGCTCCAGCCTGCGCACGACCTACCGTGCCGAGATCGAGGACTTCGACGCCGCGCTCGCGGCGCTGAGGGACAACCCCGAGCTCCGCCAGCTCGTGCAGCGCCTCGCCGACAAGGTTGCGCGCACCGGTGCCACGCTGCCCGGTACCCGCTCCGTCCCCATCCAGTCCGTCGCCTGAGGACGCCCCATGAACGCTCTTGTTCCGCACGACCCTGCCGCGCAGCCGACGCGCATGATGCTGGCGCAGACCGGCATCTTCTCGGATCCCGACAAGTTCACGCAGGCCAACCGGGTCGCAAAGGTCTTCGCGGACTCACAGCTCGTCCCGGCGCACTTCCGCGGGAAGATCGCGGATTGCCTGATTGCATTGAACATTGCGGATCGGATGCAAGAAGATCCGCTCGTTGTGTTCCAGAACCTTGCGATCGTAAGCGGGCGCCCGTGCTGGGCCACGCAATACATGATCGGTCGCGCCAACAAGTCCGGGGTGTTCCGGGGGCGCATCACCTGGAAATCCGAAGGCCAGGACGAGGGGCTCACGGTCACCGCGCTCGCGGCACTGGCGGACACCGGCGAGGTCGTCTCCGTCGCGGTCAGCATGGCGATGGCGAAGGCGGACGGCTGGACCAAGAACCCGAAGTACACCTCCATGCCCGAGCACATGCTGCGCTGGCGCTCGGCCGCGATGCTGGTCCGGCTCTACGCGCCGGAGGTGATGCTCGGGATCCCGACCGTCGAGGAGGTCGAGACCCCGGCGCCGGTCGCGCCGATGCGCGACGTCACCCCTCCGTCGCAGCAGGTGCGCAGCGGCCCGGCACCGAGCGGCCCACCGCGGCGACTGACGGCGCCCACGCCTCAGCCGGAGCCCGCGCCCGGGCCGGCGAACGATGCGGCGGCCGAGCAGTCCGGGGAAGCCGGCGGGGAGGCCGATGTCGAGGCGCTCGTTGTCCAGGCCGAAGAGGCCGCGGCGGTCGCGCGCTCGCCGGAAGATCTCGACGAGGCCTTCGCAGCCTTGGAGGGCGTCCGGCTGAACGACGGCCAGGCCGAGCGGACGCAGAAGGCGCGCGAGGCGGCCGAGCTGCGGCTGATCCGCGAGATGCCGGCCGACACCCGCGACCTCGACGCAGAGGACGAGCCGGTCGATCCGCAGGACGAGGATTTCCAGCGCGGCGTGACCGCCAAGAAGCGCGGCCACACGAAGTGCCTCAACCAGGGCATCGTGTCCGACCCCGAGCGGATGCGCCGCTGGAAGGCTGGCTTCGACTCCGTCGAGGCGGAGGCCTGACCGATGCGCGCCCTCCCCATCACGATCACGGCCGACGACTCGGGGCACTTCAACCTCGCTATCGGGAACGGCGAGAACACCCAGCACGCCACCGGCCTCGCGTGGGACGAGCTCCTCGGCATGGTGGGTGTGCTCACCCACCCCGAGATCCGGTCCGCGCCGTACGGCATCAGCAAGGTCCGCGCGGCGGCTGGTGCCAAGCGGGGCGATGCTGTGTCGGACGCGACGCCGTGCGTCCCGCGGCGTGGCGAGCCGTGGGCGCCGCAGTCTGCCGAGCCCGCCCTCACGCTCTCGCTCAGCATCCCCGCAGCCGAGCGCATCGCCGAGGAGATGGCCGACCTGCTGAGCTGGTGCCGCGGCTTCGCCGCCGGCGCGGGACCGCACGGGATCGAAGGCCCCCGCGGCGTCGATGCGACCAGCGATTTCCGGATGACCCTCGTCAGCGCGATTTGCGCCGCCACGGGCCGGCCGGATCCCGCCGACATCCCCTTCTGAGGGCGCTGCGATGCTCGGCACCACCGCGCCCCAGGCCGTCCGCCACAACATCCGCTCGCGCCGCGCCCACGCCGCGCGCGAGGCGGCGGAGCGGCCCGTCCTGCCGCTGCCGACGATCATCATCGTGGAGGCCTGCGGCTACGACACCGCGCTCGCCAACCCCGGCGCCGTGGTGCTGGACCGGGCCTACCGCTGCCTCCGGTGCGGCCGGCATCGCCTCGACCTCCGTCAGGTCGGCACGTTCGAGCTGCTCGCCTTCCTGTTCGGCGAGCGGGTCGGGCTGGCGGTGAGCCGCGCCGAGGCCATGGCTGCGGCCCGGCCCGGCAAGCCGATGAGCGACGCCCGGCAATCCCAGCTCGTGCGCCGCGCCAACGCGGTGCTCGCCCGTCTGCACCTGCACATCGAAACAATCTGGGGCGGCTCCCTCCGCCTCGTCGCCATCCCGGGAGATGCCTGACCATGCGCGCTGCTGACCTCCGCGAATTCGACTTTCCGAGCCTCGCCGACGCCGCCCGCAAGGAAGCGGACAAGCATAGTGCGGAGCTCGCGCAGGCGTTCGAGTGGCAATCGACCCTCATCGGTAACTGGCCAGGCCAGCATCGAGACCTGAAGCGGATGCGCGCGCACGCCACGGCGCAACGGGACGACCTGCGCCGGCTCCAGGACTTTGCCGAGTTCTATGGGCTCTACGCCGACCGGCTGCAGCCGATCCTCGAAGCCCTGGAGCGCGGCGCGGAGGTGACCATCCGCCAGAGCCGGGCGGCGGAGCTGGTGCGGTCGCGCAGCGCGGTCCCGGTGCGGGCCCACTGGCCGATGATGCGGCGGCCCGGGACGGTGATGGGGCCGGTCGTGGTCGCGATGGCGGCGGAGGTGCGGTGATGCGCTACCGCTGGCCCCGCACTCTCCATGGCTGGAAGACGCTGTTCTGGCTCTCGCTCGGTCGGTGTCCGATCCATCACACGCGGCTCTCGATCGACAACCCGCTCTACGACAACGGCCGGTCTGCCTACTGCTTTCGCTGCGAAGGGGTCGCGATCTGGCCGCAGGGCGCCCGTGAGGCGTTGCGGCAGAACACGCTCGCTGTCGAAGCGCGCGAGGCGCCTGCCGAGGAGGGCCGCTGAAATGCGCTCCGACCTCGTCGACCTCACCGTGCGCCTGCACCACGAGACCAATCGTGCGGTGCTCGTCTCGACGGACGGCGACCGCGAGAAGGCGGTCTGGATCCCGAAATCCACCTGCGAGATCGAGCCGGACGCGGGGAAGGCCACCCACACCCTGACGCTCCCCGAGCGGGTCGCAATCGAGAAGGGGCTGGTGTGATGACCCGCGAGCGCCTCCCGAACCGCCGCGAGCACGAGGTCTTCGACTTCGTGTTCTCCCGCGGCCCGCACGATCCGGTCGGCACCCGCTACACCGCCGGCCTCGGCCGGGCCGCTCCCGGCGCGCCCGTCACCGAGATCTTTCTCGACTGCCACAAGCTGGCATCCGCGATGACCGACGACGCGCGCGACATCGCCGTCATCCTGTCGATCGCGCTCCAGCACGGCGTGCCGCTGGCGCCGATCCGCGCCGCGCTGACGAAGCTGGAGAGCGGCGAGCCGGCGGGCCTCGCCGGCCGGCTCCCGGTCGAGATCGAGGCGCGGGCGCCGGAAGCGTTCGATCCGCGGCCGGCCGCGGATCAGGCAGGGGAGGGCGCGCGCTGATGGTCGCCTACAACTTCAAGCCGCGCTTCGTCGAGCCGATCGCCCTCGGCGCCAAGGCGCAGACGATCCGCGCGCACCGCGGCATCACCAACCAGGGCCGCCACGCCCGGCCCGGCGAGCCGCTGCAGCTCTACACCGGCATGCGGACCCGCCACTGCAAGCTGATCGGCCGGACCACCTGCGAGAGCGTCGATCGGATCGTCCTGACCCTGCCCAGCCTCGCGCAGCGCCCGTCCGTGATCCTGACGAACAGCGCCGGCACGGTGATCGAGGACACCGACGATCCGGGCAAGCTGGACGCTTTTGCCAGGCGGGACGGATTCCGCGATTTCGACGACATGGCCGCGTTCTGGCGCGCGGAGCACCCGGACGTGTGGGTGTTCTCCGGAGTCGTGATCCGCTGGCCGCCCTTCCAGAACCTCGACGCCCTCGACCCAGCGAGGGCCGCATGAGCAGCCCTCTCGTGATCGACAGTTACGCGGTCAGGGCCGAACTCGGCCCCACCCCTCACAACACTGCGGCTGCCCCGGGGGGCGGGAGAAGTGCATCCACTGCCATGCTTCGGATGACTTGGTTCTGCACACTGGCGACTGTCAGTATCGCCAGGATCAGAAGCATGGCGATGCCCATAAGAAAAGGCGTGATCCGGTCCGCATACTGGCGGGACATCTGCAAGATGGCGCATCCAAGTGTGAAGATCGCCGCCGATGCAAGCGGCAGGGCGAGCGACTCCAGCAACTCCATGGGGTCCTCCGACGCTATGCACTGCAGCGGATGTAGGTGCAGTCACGGCACATCGCACTATTCTGCGACGCACGGAGGCGTGATCCCATGACCTCCGCCGCCCTTGCGCCCACGTCCGAGCCGCCGCGTCCCGTCCTGCGCTGGCACAGCGGCAAGTGGCGCCTCGCCCCCTGGATCGTCCGGCACTTCGCGCCCCACCGCCTCTACACCGAGGCGTTCGGCGGCGCCGCCAGCGTCCTGCTGCGCAAGCCGCGCTCCTACGCCGAGATCTACAACGACCTCGACGACGACGTGGTGAACTTGTTTCAGGTGCTGCGGTCTGATCGCGCGCCGGAGCTGATCGCGGCTCTGCGGGCGACCCCCTTCGCTCGCGCGGAGTTCGAGCAGGCCTACGAGATCTCGAACGATCGGGTCGAGGAGGCTCGACGGCTCATCGTGCGGTCGTTCATGGGCTTCGGATCGAACGGCCATAACCGGCGGGCACCGACGGGCTTCCGGTCGAATGGCTTCCGATGCGGCACGACCCCGGCTCAAGATTGGGCCGGACTGCCCGACGCGCTGGGCCTCGTGATCGAGCGGCTGCGCGGCGTTGTGATCGAGCACCGCGACGCGGCCGAGGTCCTGGCCCAGCACGACAGCCCAGAGAGCCTGCACTACGTCGATCCGCCGTATCTGCCGGAGACGAGGTCTCTCCGGAACCCGTACGACATCAAGCATCGCGGTGGCATGTACGCTCACGAGCTGACGGCCGCCGACCACGCGCGCCTCCTCGACGCGTTGTGCGGCCTGAAGGGCATGGTGGTGCTCTCCGGCTACCCGTCGCCGGTCTATGACGCCGCGCTGCCGGGCTGGACGCGGGTCGAGCGCGCCGCCCATGCCGACGGCGCCCGGGCGCGCACCGAGGTGCTGTGGATCAACCCGCGCGGCCGCCCGCCTCTCCGCCTTCGGCAGCGTGCTCGCCCAGGCGCAGCTCTTCGAGGTGCCGGCATGATTATTCAGCTAGTGAAAGGGTCAAACCTGGAGGTCATTTTCTATCTGTCGCACGAGTTGTCTCACGATCTCGCGCCGGGTCGCAAGGTTTTGGAGCAAATTCTCAGAATAAGTGCCGCTCTGGATTCGGGCCAACGCATCTTCAAGAATGGACCTGCATTCGATCATTTGCCGATGCATTTCAAGGGCTGCTCTTGTTGCAGCGCCTCTCGTCTTTCCGGACGAGAGAAGCGACCATATGAGATTGGCAAGAGATGTGAAATGAGGCGCCTGCCGCCGCAATGCGTATTCTCGGCCAGAAGTTACCGCCATTTCGTCACAAGCCAGCTCAAGCATCTGAGCCGCCTCATTGCAGACCGCGAGCAAGCCTCTGTGAAATTCAACATCGGAATAATTTTGCTGAGATCTCTGGAGTTTTTCGCTTCGTTTCGCTTGTTTGTCGCCGACGTAAATTGCTACCACAAGGGCGAGAAGACTTCCTATTGCTTGAACCCATGCGGGGGCATTTGCACTCCCAAGTGTTTCAGAAACGATGCTCACCATAGCCGCCTGCGTTTATTTCTGGGGCCTGCAGGAGAAGCCGACAACGCCGGCGCCTGCAAGCGATATCCACAACTAGTCGGGCGACAGACGACTTTCATTTCGGCCCGCGTTCCCGTTCGCCCCTCTATGGCTGGAGGTCGGCCATGACCTCCGCCCGCCTCACGGACCTGTGCGCAGAGGGCGCAAGCCGACCGGCGACGTGCCGCTCGATGCCGTCTTTCCGGGCGGCTCAACCTAATCGCTGCGGGTGTGAGGTGGCGATGTCGGCTCCATTTCTCACCCACATCAAGGTCAGTGACCACGCTTTTCTCAAGCGGCTGCCGAAGGATGCTCGGCGTTTCATCAGTCGCAGCGTGCTTGCTTCGGTTGATGTGCTGCGCGTAATCTGTTCTTCATCTACAGCCAACCACAGACCTACAGGCGCGCTGGCTCCATCAAAGCTGATAAAGAAATGTTCGAATTTTCTCTGCGGCTCTCCTTCTGAGTGTATGAGTGGAAGATTCTTCTCAGAGGCAGTAACCCGACCGAAGAACGTAACACCGTTCATGATCAGAATTGCGCATGAGGCTTCGTCGTCGCGACCCATCATGGTCATCCCCCCAGGATGTAGCCGCACCGACAACGTTTCCGGTTGCAGGCCGTGCCACACAATCAGGGGTTTTGATTAACGTAGCCTTGCCCGGAGAAGAAACGTCGGCGGAAGCACTTAGCGGCCTCTCCCGCCTCACCCCGCCCTCAGGGCGCACCGATCCCTCATCCGCAGGAGTCTGACCAGTGTCCCGTCGCATCTACGTCGCTTCGTCCTGGCGCAACCCGAAGCAGCCGGCGGTCGTCTCCGCGCTGCGTGAGGCGGGCCACGAGGTCTACGACTTCCGCAACCCCTTCAATGGCGTGCCGGGATTCGCGTGGTCGGAGATCGACCCGAATTGGGAGGCATGGTCGGCCGCCGAGTACCGGCGCCTGCTGACCTCGCATCCGATCGCCGCCCGCGGCTTTGTCAGCGATTTGCGCGGCATGCAGTGGGCCGACACCTGCGTCCTCGTCCTGCCGTGCGGGCGCAGCGCGCACCTGGAGGCCGGCTGGTTCTGCGGCGCCGGCAAGCGCTGCCTGATCCTGACCCAGGATGGCGAGGAGCCCGAGCTGATGGCGCTCCTCGCCACCGACATCTGCATCTCGCTCGAGGAGGTGCTGCAGCGGCTCGCGGGCAGTCCGGGCCCGCTCGCCATGGCTGCGGAGTGAGGCCATGACGACCGAGACCCAAGCCGCGGCCGCCACCGGTCCCGCCTTCCCCCGCTTCGACGGTGCCGATGTGTGGGTCACCCTCACCAACGAGGAGAAGGCCGAGATCGGCGCTATCGCGGTCGAGCTCGTCGTCACCCGGCGGCTGTGGCAGCGCGTCTATGAGGATGGGCTGAGCGACATCATCCAGCGCGCCACGGGCGCCGCGCTCCAGTTGCTGCCGCATCTCCTCGATCAGGCCGTGTCCGACGTGCTGCCGGACGGCGCCCTGGAGGCGGAGGACGGCGTCACACCGCGCGTCCCGTCGCTGCTTGGCGGCATCTGCCGCGACTGCGGCTGCACCCAGGAGGACGCCTGCCCTGGGGGCTGCGGCTGGGCCGGCGAGGACCAGTGCACCACCTGCGCGGCCGAGAACGCCCCCGCGGCGGGCCGCGCCGAGCTCTGACCCTGAGGCCGCCCCATGGCTGAGTACTGGCGAGACATCGCGACCGCACCGCAGGACCCGACCCGCCGCATCCTGGTGCGCGGCGGTAGGTGGGAGCGCGGCAATCAGGAGGTCATCCCGCAGGCCTTCCCGAGTCTGGTGACCTGGGATGGCGAGTGGGTCGTCTGCGACAATCTCGGACCGCGCTCGACCATCCGAGATCCTGTGGAGTGGGCGCCGCTACCGGAGGACGCGCGCCATGTCGGCTGACCGCAATCGGAACGCTGCGGTGGCGAAACTCGCCTCAGGCTGTGTAGAGCAAGCCTCCAACGACGGCGAACAAGAAGCCCGCCAGATAGAGGATGCTGTTGGCTCTATCAGAGCGGTCCTCTCGGCCTACGAAGCCGACGATCAACACAGTCGCGCCGGATGCAGCCACAAGTCCACCGAACAGGGTCACCGCAAAATCCTCTTCCCGTGTCCGGGGGAGCCGCATGGCTATGGCACAGCCGTCGCACCATCAAGCCCGGCCTATCCTGCTGACCCCGCCCGAGCCACCTACGAAGCCCGGTTCGCCGGGTTCACGCTCGGCCCCCGCGGCGCCGCCCCGGCCTGGGATGACCTCGGCGGCGAGGCCCGAGAGGTCTGCCGCGCCGCCGCGGCGGCCGCCCGCGAGGGCACACTCGACCCGCGCGACGCCTTCACCGACTCGATGATCCTGTTTGCCGTCCGTTACTGCCTCGGGCGCCATAGCTATGCGCCTGGACTGTGTTGCGACTGGCTTCGCGAGCACTGGCCGCATCTTCGGCCCAAGGGGCGTGATCTGATCCTGCGCGATATCCGCGAGCACGTGGAGAGGCAGGAATCCCGGCCTCCTGAGAGCCGGGACGCCATCGCCGGCTGGGAGATCGACCTCCAGATCTGGAAGAGCTTTCTCACCTGGGCGGAGGCCGCCGATGGCCGATAGCCCCTTCAGCACCGCCGACGGCTTCTGGTGCGATGAGTGCCAGAACCTCGGCACGACCGAGTGCCTGTGCGGCGGGGATCTCTGTGTCTGCGACGCCTACGGCGAGCTGCCGTGCCCAAAGTGCAGCGGCCAGCTGTGGAGCATGGCCGACGATCGGGAGGAGGGGCCGTGAGCACCTTCGACACCATCCTGTTCGGCCTGATCGCGCTCGCCACCCTGTTCGCCTTCACGCGCTACGGCTGGCGGGCCGTGCACTGGCTGGGCTGTGGCATTGCCCTGATCGGGCTCGCACTGGCGAACTTAGGACGCGGAAGGGGGAGGGGGAGGGAGACAATGAGACCAGGCGCTCTGACGGAGGACGAGGCCGATGCGATCTACACCGCCCTGGTCGAGGAGGCTGGGGCACCTGACGACGAGTACGATCGCGAGATCTTCGTGCGCTCCGCAGCCGGCGTGCTGCCGCTGGAATGGCGCTTCCAGGGGCGGCTCGGGTTCGGCGGCAAGCTGTACTTCGACGGGGAGCGGCCGCCGCGTGTCGATTGCTATCCGCAGGATCGGAACGACGAGCGCCAGGCGATCATCGCCCGCACCAACGAGCGGCTCACTGTACTGGAGATCCTCCGTGCGTGAGTTCGTGCACATCGCGCTCGGGGCGCCGCTCGTGGTGTGGCGCAAGGGGGAGGCCGGCCGGTGAGCACCTTCGACACCATCCCGCTCGGCCTGATCGCGCTCGCAGTCCTGTTCGCCTTCACGCGCTACGGCTGGCGCGCCGTGCACTGGCTGGGCTGCGGCATCGGATTGATTGGGCTCGCGCTGGCGAGTCTCGGACGTGACAGAGGGGAGGGGAGGTGAACATGCGCAGGGCAGGGCGCATTCCCGACAGGGCCGACGTCGCGGACGACACGCCGCTCCGCCTCGACGACGCCGCAGCGCTTGCGTTCCCGGCTGGCTCTGGTGTGTCCGCGCGCAGCTTGCGGCGAGAGGGGCAGCGTGGTCGCCTGCGAATCTTCGAGGTCGCTGGCAAGCACTTCACCACCCTGGCCGATATCAGGCGGATGATCGAACAATGCCCCGTCCAGCCAAAGGCGCGCGCCTCTATTACCGAAAATCACACGAGCGCTGGTTTGTCCGAGATTCCGGAGGCGTCGACTTCAGCACGGGCTGCCGCCATGGAGAGCGTGAGGCGGCTGAAAGAGCGTTGCAGGAATACCTCGCGCGCAAGCACAAGCCCGACTTCGGCCAAGGTGATCCCGCTCGGATCCTCATCGCCGACGTCTTGAGCCTCTACGCCGACGAGCGCGCCGCCGAGACGAAACGACCGGATGTGGTGTGGAGCGCGCTGCCACATTTGATCGACTTCTTCGACGGCCGGATGGTGGCACATGCCACACCGAACCTCTGCGCCGGCTATGTCCGCTGGCGGAGGGCGATGCCGCAGAAGCGCTTCAAGGATCCCGAGACGGCTCCGCGGGTCGGTACGCAGACCGCCCGGCGCGAGCTCGAGGTGTTGGCCGCTGCGTTCGGCTACGCTCACAAGGAACACAAGCTCCTGTATCCCGTGGCCGTGACGCTACCGGACAAGGCGCCCGCGCGCGATCGGTGGCTGACCCGGTCCGAGGCCGCGCGTCTGCTATGGGCTGCGCTCGGCTTCCGACGAGTCGGCACGCACCCGATCACCGGCCGAGAGATCTGGCGGCGGACGGGGGAGGCTCAGGGCAAGACGCGCCACGTCGCCCGCTTTATTCTCTTGGGCCTCTACACCGGCACGAGGCATGACGCGATCCTGCGCCTGAAGTGGCTGCCGAGTCCTATCGCGGGGTGGGTCGATCTGCGAGCCGGCATCCTGTATCGGCGCGGCACGGGGGAGGGGGAGAGCACGAAGCGCCGGACGCCCATCCCGCTGTCGCGCCGGCTCCTCGCCCACCTGACCCGCTGGCGATCGCAGAGCGTCGCCCACGTGGTCGAGTTCGAGGGGCTGCCGATCGCGAAGATGCGTCGGGGATGGCGCACTGCGCGAGAAGCGGCCGGCCTTGGGCCCGAGGTGACGCCCCACATCCTGCGCCACACCTTCGCAACCTGGGCTGTGCAGGGCGGGGCGCCGTTCGGCCTCGTCGCAGGCGCGCTCGGTACCACGGAAGCCATCGTGGCGAACGTGTATGGTCACCACGCGCCAGAGCACCTGCGCGGCGTGGTCGAGACCGTGTCCGGCCGGCGCCGCTCGTGA